AAGCTCTTAAACATGATGATTGTCTGACAGGGGATACGTTAGTTACAATGGCAGACCTTAGCACTAAGTGTATAAAGGATGTAGCTATAGGCGATAAAGTTATGACTTTTGATGTAGACTTCTTGCCGCAGTTAGTTGAAGATGTTATAGCCACAGGAACAAAAGAGGTTATGACGTATGCGTTCTCTGATGGTACTGAGCTTAACATGACGAGTAATCATCCAGTACTGACTACTATGGGGTATATACCAGCAGAGCTTCTTACGGAAGATGATGAGGTAATTAAGTGTAACAGTATCAAGATAGCTAGTACTGTAAGAGAGCTAAAGCTAAATACTACAACAGGGTTACCTAACACAACAGGTGATGTGGGTTCTAGGCAACACAAGCAGATGTTACTAGAGAGAGTTAAGTCACTGACAAGCGATGTAGATGTACGCTCAACTGGTGCTGTAGTAAAGCAGGATGTTCCAAAGAATGTAGTCACAGTATCTCTCTTAGGAAGAAAGGACAGAAGACAAAGTCTGACATACAACCTGGAAGTAAAAGAGGTACACAACTTCATAGCTAACGGTGTAGTGGTACACAATTGTATAGATCTTCTTAACCAGCTCAGCGAGATGGAAGTATTCCTGCCCAGCACAGAAGTAACTATAGAAAGTAGTGACCTAAATGAAGGTAGACGATCTGATATATGGATAGGTGGATTAGGTGATGACATAGATGACTTTGGTGGAAGTACTGTGTTCTAAGCAGGCAGGTATGTGGTATAATAGTGAAAAACACTAAGGGTAGTATATGCTAGTACAAGATGTAGTTAACATGGCTAAAGAGGGAGAGCTAAGTACTTTAGGTATCAAGGATGATGACTCTAGGACTCTAGGTTACATGAACCTAGGTATGATAGAGTTGTACAAACGATTCCCTCTGAAGACGGAAGAGTACTTGTTCGAGAGGACTATAGGTACTGAGTTCTACACAATGCCCAGTAACCTGATGTGGATACAAACAGCTCATGGAACGGTAATGGTAGATGGAAAGTTGAGTCTGTCTAGGTTAGCTATAAATGAGGAAAATAACACGCTTAGTGTTAACACTGTTAGTTGGAACAAGATCCAGGTTAGTAGCGGTGTAGCAGCAGGAGATATAAGCTTGGTATATATAGCTTCACCTGATACTTATACTGTAGCTGACTTAGGTAAGGTAATAGATCTACCAACACAACTAGTTGAAGCACTGTTAAACTACATAGGTTACAGAGCACATGGTGCATTAGATGGTAAGATAAACACAGAGAACAACACACACTATCAGAGATTTGAAGCTAGCTGTAGGAGAGTGGAGTTACATGGTATGTTTACTCCAGATGACTTAGATACTTCTAACAGGTTAAGTAACAGAGGGTTCGTATAATGGTAACAAGGTCTTCGAGTATAGCTGAACAAATGAATGCAGGTGATAGTCCGTCAGGAGACAACCTAGCAGAGTTGAACACTATAGTGTCCCATATAAAGAGTTTAGAAAATCCCCATAGTGTCACTAAAGCACAACTAGGCTTAGGTAGTGTAGACAATACTTCAGATGCAGATAAAGAGGTGTCAGGTGCTACACAGACAAAGCTGGATACGATCAATACTAAACTAGATACTATAGAGACTAACGCTAAGGATGACCAACTGGCATCTGAAGTACCAGTAACGCCAGTAGGTAACCTAGCTAGTACTGATGTACAGAGTGCGCTAGTAGAACTCCAAACTAGTAGTGATAACACTAACAATACAGTACAGCAGTTAAACAACAGAACCAGTAATGTGGATAACACTTCAGATGTTAGTAAACCTGTAAGTAACCCAGTAGCTACAGAACTGAGTACTAAGCTAGATAGTAGTGTATACACAGCTAGTAATGTACTAGCTAAGGTTAAGACTGTAGATGGTTCAGGTAGTGGTTTAAATGCTGATCTACTAGATGGTAAGCAACTAACTACTATAGAATCTGAAGTAGACACTAAGGTAGCGTTAAAGTTAGATAAGACAGGTGGTAACCTTACTGGAGCATTAGAAACAACATCAACTATAGATGGTAGAGACGTAGCTACAGATGGTACTAAACTGGATACGATAGAGAGTGGTGCTAAAGGTGATCAGGTAGCTTCTGAGGTAGCGGTAACACCTGTAGGTAACCTAAGTAGTACAAACGTACAAAGTGCCTTAGAGGAGCTACAGGTTAGTGCTAACGGGACTAACAGTACAGTAGCACAGCTAAGTACCAGTAAGTTAGACGCTAGTGTGTATACAGCTAGTGACGTATTAAGCAAACTTAAGACAGTTGATGGTACTGGTTCAGGGTTAGACGCAGATAAAGTAGGTGGTGTAAGTTCCACAGCTATATGGAGCAACACTGGGCAAGCATCTGGAAACTACACAACTAGTGGTAGAGTCCAAGCTGGCAGGGGTAAAGTAGGCTTAACTATAAATGACGGTAGTGGTAACGCTAACCTTACCTTTAACCATGCGGATGGTGTACCAGTTAGAGATGGATCTTCTGCTAGAATACGAGCTTCAACAGACGCTAGTACTAGCGTTGTGGATATACAGCTAGGTAACAACAGTTTGGAAGGCACTAGTACTGCCCTTACTACAGTGCTTAGCCTTACTACGAATGGTGCTAAAGTACTAGGTAACACTGTATACCATGCGGGTAACACTGGTTCAGGGTCAGGATTGGATGCAGACACGTTAGACGGTAAGGAGCTTTCAGAGCTGGAATCAGATATAGCTGCTAAGTTACCTAGTGTTTCTTACACAGCAGCCGATGTTTTAACTAAGTTAAAGACTGTAGATGGAGTTGGTTCTGGTTTAGATGCGGACTTATTGGATGGTAAACACTTAACAGAAATACTCACCGATATAGACTCACTGGGTCATGTTACTAAATACGACACGGGAGCAGTTACTGTTGTTAATCCTGCTGGTGGTAATTACAGATCTGATACCCCACTCCAAACTGGTGCAATTAAAGTTACATTACCAAATACGTGGCAATCTCGTATGATGACATTTGAGCTATCTATTTTTGATTTGGTAGCTGGGGAGTCTTTTAAGATGTTTGTTGCCGGGTATGACTATAGCGTTTCTCCGAATTGGCGGAATGTAACAGCTATAAGTACTGGAGCTCCCGATGTCAATAGACAATTCAAAGTTAGATTTGGCTATAGTGGCGGTAAAACTTGCTTTTATATCGGTGAGCTAAACTCAACTTGGTCTTATTTACAAGTCAATCTTGACAAGGTAACGGTAGGACTACAGTCATCCAACCCAGCTAGCTATCGTCAAGGCTGGGATATTGGTCTAGAGACTACGGCGTTTGAAGCGGAGACGGCAGTAGTTGACGCAGATCAAGTTGGTAGAACAATCGGAGGTAATTTAATACACCACGCAGGACAAGACACAGGATGGTTAGTGCCTACGCTGCTTAATGGATGGGTTGCTTACAATAACGGCTATGGCTCTGATGGCGTTAGGTACAAAAGGTACCCAAACGGTTTAGTGGAAGTGCAGGGTGTAGTTTTTAGCGGTGCATCTGCTGATGTAGCGAGTCTACCTGTTGGATTTAGGCCAGTAAACAGTGTACTCACTGTCCAGTTCAGTAATAGTTTACTGGGGAGAGTAGACGTACGGCCGTCTGGGTTTATAACTGCCAGAGCACCCTACTCCAACATCTGGTTAACTGTTAACTTTACTTTTATGGCGGAGCAATAGTATGAAACTAGTACGAAAATATGACACAACAACTCTTATGTTTCTAGCTGATGAAATCTATGTAACTGAGTACTCACCAGTAATGGTAGATGATGACGGCGTTACAAGTGGTGGGTTGGAACTAGACCTACTAGATGGTTACACATTTGTACAAGTACAACCTGGACTAACAGCTCCTAAATGGGGAGGTAGTGGTTGGGTAGAAGGGTCTAGTGAAGGTGAGTTACTGGAAGCTGGTAAAGTAACTAAAGTAAACGAGTTATCTGTAGACTACAAACTAGGTACACAAGCAGACATAGAAGTAAGTGGTAACATGTTCACTACGACTAAAGCTAGACTGGAAACGTTAAGTAACGTGCTAGTAACATCAGATGGTGCATTAGATGCAAGCTTCTACTGGCTAGACTCTTCTAAAGTTAAAGTGCCAATGGATATAGCTGAATTGAAGACTCTAGCTAACAGTATATACAACCGTAACCAAGTGTTGTTTGCTAAGCACGAGTTACTAAAGGAAGAAGTAGACTCAGCTGTAGACCAATCAGAGCTAGACGGTATAGTCTGGTAGTGTTATAATGCGATAAAACCAACATAAGGATAAGACCATGTCAATTAAGACTATTCAAGCTTCAGAAGGATGGGTAAAGTTAGTTACTGATGTATCAGATAAGAGTGCTAAGACTGTTCAGTGTAGGGGTGAAGACCCACTAGAGGTTGCTGTGTTCAAAGACTCAGTAACTCCTGGATTAGGCGATGCTGGGCTTATATTATACCCTAAGAGGTTCTTAAGTAAGGATTATGTACAATCTGAACAAGACTCTGTTAGAGCAGCTCCTAGTGGTGATGAGAGTATCTATGCTAGAGCTTACTTGAACAAGCCAGCAGTTGTAGGTGTAATGGTATGAGTATGGCTATACTTGGCTCAGGAGAGCACAGTGTCCCTGCTAAGTATATAGGGTCTGCTGAAGGTAACCTAGTTAGTGGTACACAGATCGGTGGAGCAAGTACTAACGGAGGTATAGGTGCTGTAGTTGACAGTATACCATCAGCACTAATCCAACTAGGTTCAGAGTTTGCAACTAAAGTAGGTGGTACTCGTTATGTGGTAAACAAAGGGTATGATTTAGTACCTTACCAGCCTGAAATTTTCTCAGGGCAAGGACTGGCTTTCGATGGTACACAATTTATTGATGTAGGCGCACCTTTAACGCAAGAGCAGTTTAAAAACGACGACTGGACACTTGCTTTTGTAGATGCAGAAACAGTTGCATCTACTGCTTATAAAATATGGTTTGGGAACAGCCACTTGTCAGTCCTAGGCGGAGATTTTTCTATATGGACTGGGGCTAATCTTTTAGCAGTCCCGTTTGAATCTACGGATAAGCTAAATGGTAGCTACGCAGTTGTACACACGTTTGATGCTACGGCACTTACTCATACTTATACAACTTATAAAAATGGTGTTAAGGTTGATGCGTTAACTACAGCAGAGAATCCCGTCAGCCCAAATGAGCCTTTCACGCTTGGTGGTAGACATATTCAACCTGACTATCTGAATGGCACTCTAAGCGGAGTGTGTTTAATACCACAAGCGTTGACTAATGCAGAGATAGCCGCTCATTACCAAAGACCCGAAGAAACGATTTACTATGAAGGTGCTACTCTTAAGTCAGCATTTTTGAATCAAACCACTCTTGATTCCATGAAAGCAGGAGTAGGGTTTTGTTATTTACTTGGCGAAAACAACTCAGCTGGTGCATGGGTAAGAAACTTATGCGTTACTCCCACTGTTTTAAACTCTAATCCTGATTTTGTGGATAGCTCTTTAGCCACTGGTAACATCGGTAGTGTGATAAGGTGGAATTGGAGTAATGGAGTCTGGAAGCTTGAAAACCCTGTTGGGTGGACAGGCTTGTACTTAACCGACTTTACTATGAGTACGTCTAAAACGTATATCGTAGACGTGTTGTTTGATAGTATTGACGGGAGTTTAGTAGTACAGCCTGAACAAGAGGGGACTAAAAAAGTCACTGTAACAAACGCTGGGTGGAACAGAGCGGTGTTTAGTGACTTAGGTGCGCCAAGAAGATTGCTGCTTATTGGTAATGTAGGGCTTGTAGAAACTTCTGTAAGCGCATATAAAGTTTACGAAGTGACTGTATCAGGAGCTTTGTCGTTAATAGTTAACTACAACAACTCAGCTATGAGAGACAACGCAAAGTCGCTAACTGAAGGGTTACAGCAACTTGCAGTAGTCAAAGACGGTTTCGGAGTACCGATTGGTTTACCGAAAAATGGCTTAATGGAATTCGATGGTAAATCTTACGTTGATCTACTCAGTAAAGAGGTTGTAGGGGATTGGTTCTTAGATGTATTTGTAGATGCGTCTTCTGATGCAACACCTTTTCGACGTAGCGTAATACTAAAAAGTTTTGACGGGGCAGCTTTAGCTTTGCCAGACACAGAAATATTTGTAGATCCAATCGGAGGCCGTCTTAAAATAAGAATCGGGGGCGTAACTTCTATCCTAGAAAAAACATCTGCTGTAATATCGATAGAAGTTAGCAACGGTTTTATTAGAGCTTACGATGAAGGTCAAGTCGTTAAAGAGACATCTGCTAATGTACCAGCAAAAGTACAATTACACACGCTCGCAAGCGACTCAGCTAAAGGTTTATTTTCTAATCATAATATTGGTAGCTTTGCGGTAGAGTTAGGTACTCGGACAGATGCACAGCGAGACGCTATCGTTAGTAAGTTAAAACTTAAACATGGAGTAGTATAAATGCAAAGACAAAATAGAAACAATGCATATTATAGTTGGGTAGTTGTCTGCCCACAAAGAGTCACCATTGGTGGTAATGAAGTCGAAGTATTAGACATGTCACTAGCTGCCGAATTCCTTAAGTACGAAAAAGAGGACGGCACAATCGCTTATCGAACAATGCGAGAGCATGAGGTATTCGGTGGCTATCAGTTCCCGCGTTCGGAGGACGGTCGATACATCACCATGTTTGTCGAGTTCTCTGATCTGGATAATGAACCTGATTCTTTCAAAGCGTTACTTACGACTGACGGTGTCTTATTGGCAGGGAAGGACATGACACAAGTAGCAGATAATTTGTGCTGGTACTTGACATTACACCAGTACATAAACTTGTTCCTGCCAGTACAGAAGATCTTTACTACAGTAGCAGACGCACTGGAGGAGTAACATGAAAGTTAAAATAACCAAGCCCTCTAGTATCTGGGGCAAAGCTCGATATGAACTTTTAGAGGACGAGGTTATTCTTGACCATGTAGTTAAGAGAGGTTTTGTGACTGACTTTGGTACTGTACCTAGACTATTCTGGTGGTTAGTTCCTCCAGTGTCTAGTTACCTTGAAGCAGCATTACTACATGACTACTTACTAGCCGCTGGACGTAACAGGAAGTACTGTGATAACAAGTTCTACGAGGCTATGGTTGAGTATGGGGTTAGTACCTTAGCAACTAACTTTATCTATACATTCGCTACACTATATGGAAGGTTGGTTAAACCTATGGACTATATAAACTTTAAAGGGTATTAACATGTGCTGGAAAGGACGTAAGATAAGAGATTCAGACTCACAAGGTCAAGGTCATTGGCAAGCACCTAGAGGTAGACGTAAACATGAAGGTGTAGATGTTGAGTTTACTCCAGGTGAGGAAGTTGTGTCTGTAGTATCTGGTGTTGTAACTAAGATAGGTTGGCCTTATGCTGATCCAAACAAGAGTAATCTAAGGTATGTAGAGGTTACTAATATGGGTTATAGGTATCGACTTATGTACGTTGACCCACTAGTACAGGTAGGTGACAAAGTATCGACCACTAGCGTAGTAGGTAAGTCTCAGGATTTAGGTGTGTACTATAAGGGTATAACAGAGCACGTACATGTAGAGGTATGGAACATAGGTGGTCATAGGATAGACCCTACACCATTGGTACACAGTTTAGTAAGTGAAGATTATGTACCATACGTTGTTTAACAACTGGAGGGTGTTCCCTAGACTAGGTATGGCGTATATGGCCTATATGTTCTACATGTTTCATATGTGGTTCACTGGAGATAACACTCACAGTATATTAGAGATGAGTGAGTGGCATATACTAGGTTACGCTTCAGTTGTAGGTGTGTACGTAGGACTATGGAAATTCTACTTCCAAACAGGCGGAGATAGAAGTAATGTTACATAAGTATGTAAAGGCTATAAAGTACGCAGCAGTAGTTGTTACAGTTGTAATAGTCTACTTGTATGGATACAAGGCTGGAACTAATGAGCAGAAGGTAGTACAGGAAGCTCTAGTACAAGAAGCTGTAGAAGAAGGTATGGAACAACTTAAAGTAGTCCAGACTAAGCTTAGTAACACAGAGCTACAGTTAATGGAAGAAGTACTAGAGGTAGAGATTGTATACGTACCTAGGGTTAAAGAGGTTATAAAGTATGTTAGTACTAAAGGGATTGATCGTAGTAGCTGCACTCTCACTGATAGTGGGTTGCTCAAGCTCTCCGATCTATATAAATAAAACACCACCTAGTGTGAGTGAGTACCTACTAAGTCCTTGTAAAGAGTTGACACCACCAGTAGACGGTAGCTTCTCTACTATAGTAGGTGAGCTTGGATACACAGTACAATACTACAGGGTGTGTAGCAGCAAACAAGAGGCATTAGTAAGTGTAATAAAAGATTTGCAAGAGTATATAGCTAACTGATAGGTGGTTTGGTATAATCTTCGTATAATGTAACTTAGGACTTTAACATGCCACAAACAGAACGTTTAGACAGAATAGAGCGATTAGCTGTACAACTAGAGATGGACTTGAAGACCGTAGTTAAGTCTATAGGTGAGCTAAGTAGGGCTACAAGTAACTTAGTAGATATGCAAACAGATCACAAGTTGTTAAAGAACAATATGGCTCATGGTGAAGAAACAACTAGAGCACTGGTTTCAGGTAATACTAAAGCAATAGAGTTAATGTCGTCACGACAAGAAGGTCAAGGTAATAGACTAACAGACCTAGAAAAAGTAATAAGTAAGAACGCAGTAGCTGCAAATATTGCTAGTAAGGTAGGATGGTCAGTTATTACAGCCATCATAACAGCAGCAGTTGGTGCTAGTGCATACTTCTTTAATAGATAAATAGGTCTTATATGGTAAGTAAAGGTAAATTGTTACAGGCATTGAAAGCCGACATAAAAGCAGCAGAACCCCTTAAGCTCCAGCAGGACGCTAAGATTAGAGAGTGGAAGGCTGCATACGATGGTAGACCTTATGGTAATGAGGAAGTAGGTAAATCCTCTATAGTATCTAGGGATATAAAGAAACAGAGTGAGTGGCAACATGCAACTATCGTAGCTACGTTTGTTAGTTCTGATGACATTGTAAAGTGTAGTCCTGTAACCTTCGAGGATGTTAAAGCAGCTAGGCAGAATGAACTTCTATTAAATACACAGTTCACTAGACAGTTTGATAGATTTAACTTTATGACTAATGCAGTTAAGATACTAGACATAGAGGGAACAGTAGTTGTGCAAACTGGTTGGGAATATCAAGAAGAGGTAACTAAGGTAGAGAAAGAGGTTGTAGTCTCTGATGACAACGGTACTTACTACTTTGAAATGCAAGAAGTAGATGAGATAGTAGTTAAGAAGAATCATCCTACAGCAGTAATCCGTAGAAACGAAGACATCTACGTAGATCCTACTTGTCAAGGTGATATTAATAAAGCTCAGTTTGTTGTTTGTAGGTATGAATCAGATCTATCTACACTTAGACAAGATAAGCGTAACAAGAATTTAGATAAAGTAAAAGACTCAGGTGATATAAATGCATCTGATTACTTCTCCGAGGATACAACAGAGTTTAAATTCTCTGACAAGTCACGTAAGAAGTTAATTGTACATGAGTACTGGGGTAACTACGATGTTAACGAGGATGGCATAGCTGAACCTATAGTTTGTATATGGGTCAATGATACTATTATACGTATGGAAGCTAACCCTTACCCTGGAGGTGGTATACCTTTCGTAGCTGCTCCGTTTAATGCTATACCTTTCCACCTGTATGGAGAGGCTAACGCTGAGTTCATAGGGGATAACCAGAAGATTAAAACTGCTATTATTCGTGGAATGATAGATGATATGGCACAGTCTAACAATGGACAAGTTGGAGTTAAGAAAGGTGCTCTAGATGCTATTAATACGAAGAGGTGGTTAGCAGGTAAGAACTTTGAGTTTAATGGTTCTCCTGCTGACTTCTGGTACGGACAATATAACCAAATGCCTAGAAGTGCATTCGATATGCTAGGTTTGATGAATAACGAGATAGAGAGTATCACAGCTACTAAATCGTTCAGTGATGGTATTAATGGTGGATCACTAGCTGGCAGTGCTACTGGTGTGAGAGGAGTGTTAGATGCTACATCCACCAGACGTATGAATATAGTTAGGAGTATAGCTGAGAATTTAATTAAACCTATTATGCGTAAGTGGATGGCTTACAATGCTGAGTTCCTTAGCGATGAGGAAGTAGTTAGGGTTACTAATGATGAGTTCATACCTATTAGAAGGGATGATCTTAGCGGGCAAATAGACATAGCTATACAAGTATCTACTGCTGAAGACAACAATGTTAAGAGCCAAGAGTTAAGTTTCTTACTACAAACATTAGGTCCTAGTGAAGACCCTGAGATACGTAGAGAGTTAATGGCAGAGATTATGGACTTGAAAGGTTTACCTGAACAAGCTAAACGGATGAGGTCTTATGAGAGTAAACCAGATCCATTAGAGGAGAAGGTTAAAGAGTTAGAGATTCAGAAGCTAGAGCTAGAGAATAAGAAGCTTGCATCTGAGATAGCTAGGAATATGGGAAGAGCTAGTGAAGATGAAGCAGATAGTAGACTTAAAGATGCTAAGACTGCTGTAGAGATAGGTAAAGCTAGAAAACTAGAAAGTGATAGTGACTTAGCTGACCTAAACTTTATAAAAGAAGATGAAGGTATGGCACATAAAGAGAAGCTAGAGTTAGCTGAACTGAAGAGGAGTACTGAACTAGATGCTCTAGCTTTCCAAAAGATGTATGGTGGACCTAATGAACAACTTGGAGTACTAGACTAATGGGGTTGTATGATGAGAGTGTAGTTAGTGGTCTGACTAGAAAGAGACAAGATGGATTAGCTGCAAGTCTAGAAGCTAATGCTAGGAAGGTTGGTATAGAGCAGAGGTTTAAAACACTTATGTCTAAGTACGGTGACCTAGAGTCCCCACAAGGGCTAGCTTCTAGCCTAGTGCAACCAAGAGGTAGAATGAGTAGAGAACAGGAGCTACAAGGACTGTCAGAAGCTGAGAGGTTAGGTGCTGTAGATGATTTAAAAGGTTATAGTGAAAGTAACGGTAGAGGATACTAATATGATGGATGGTATGGGTCAAGGTTTAGCTGGTAAGATGGCAGGACAACCAACTGGCAGAACAGAGATAACAGTAGAAGCTGTAGCTGATATGTTACTTCAAGGAGCATCACCAGAAGAGCTAGTGGAGCAAGGTATCCCAGTTGAACTTATCCAGCAAGCTATAGAGTTGCTAGTAGCTCAACAAGGACAACCACAACAACCAGCAGGACTAGCTGAATCAATGATGGTATAGTTGACAGCTATATAGGTAGTTAGTTATACTACGGGATGTAACCGATAGGGTTATGACGAAAGTAACAAACTAATAAATTAACTAATGTAAGGGACTCGAATATGAGCAACCGAGAAGCAGATGAACAAGCACAATATTTCAAGCAGATGTCAAGTGACTTAGATTCACTAAATAATAACCCAGCGTTTAAGCGAGTTATTATAGATGGGTACTTAAGGGATAGAGCAGCTAATGTGACTAGTATGTTGTCAACGGCTCATGTAAAGAAAGCTGGTACACGTAACGAGTTATTTGAGGTACTAGTAGGTATCAGTGGATTCCAACAGTACTTGTTAACTATCCATGCTATGGGTGCTCAGGTAGACGATGAAGAAACAGGATTTGAAGACTTAGATGAGTCTATTGCAAGTCCAGCTGGGAGTTAACCTATGAGTGCTCCTACAGCAGATGAGTTATACGACATGAGTGACTCTGAGTACGATGCAGCATTTAGTGCTATGCAAAGAGAAGGGTCAAACAACAGTGAGGTAGAAGATACCGAAGCTGAAAGTGGTGAAGATTTAGGTACTGAAGTTAATGATGACTTAGGTACAGAAGAAGCGGATGAAAGTCCAGGATCTAGCGGTTCAGTAGAACAACCTGAAGAGGACTCTACCCATAGTTCCAGTACTACAGAAGACGAAGTGGATGCTGAAGAATCAGAGTCTGATACTGAAGATGGTGATCTTGACGGAGACACCAACGAAGAGGAAGGTAGCTCAGAAGACGAAGCGGACACTAAGGATGAAGAAGTACAACCAGCAAGTAACATTAAAGTTAGAGCTAGTGGTGTTGACTACGAGTTCACTGAAGAGGAGATTATGGAGAAGTTTCCAGAAGTCTTCGGTAAAGCAGTGGACTATACGAAGAAGATGCAGGTGATTAAGCCTTGGCGTAAAATCATTGATGCAATGGAAACTGAGAAGCTAACACCAAAAGATATGAACTTAATGATTGATGTGCTGAAGGGTAACAAAGATGCGATGTCAGAGGTACTGAGGAGAACAGGCGTAGATGCTCTCGATTTAGATGCAGAAGACAGCAAGTATGAAGCCAAGGAGTATGGTAGAGACGATAAAGCTCTGGATGTTAAAGATATTATTGAAGGTATCAAACATGACCCAGAGTACGGTATTACCGAATCTGTCTTATCTAGTAAGTGGGATGACAAATCATGGGAAACTATGAGTGCAGATCCAGATACTATTAGACTGTTACACAATGATGTGAAAAGTGGTCTATATGGGAAACTACAACCTATCGCAGATAAGTTAAAAGTTTTCGGTGGAAATGACAAGTCTGACCTAGAATACTATGGTATGGCAGCTAGGGAATACTCTGAAGGACTATTAAAGACCGAACAAGCTGCAAGAGTAGTTGCTGAAAAAGCTAAGGATAAACTAGAAGCTGACAAGGTTGCTAGTGATACTAAAGCTAAGGAGTTAAAAGCTCAAGAAGCGACTAGGGAAAGTAAGAAGAAAGCTTCGGCTAAACGCAAGGCAGCTGTCACAACTAAAACGGCAGCTACTGGCAAGTCTACTTACGACCTACCAGACGACTCTGAAGAAGGGTTCGATGAATGGTTTGCAGGGTTAGGTCTATGATGTATAAACTAAACTGATTAGATAAAAGGAAATAACATGGCTACTCAAATGTACAATGAAGGCACTAACGCTTCAATTGGTGAGAACACTAAAGTTCACTACTACGATATTGCAGGTATTAAAGCTGCAACAGAAGTGAATATTTATCAACAATTCGCAGATAAGCGATCTATGCTAAACCAGACTGGTAAAGAGTTTAAGACCTCTAAGATCTTGAATATTTATGATCGTAAAGGGTTAGAGTCAAACCAGGAGTTCAGGGAAAAAGGCTATATCACTAACCGTACAGCTATGGATGTGTCTGCTTCGTTGCTTACTGCTAAGTTAGACGAAGGAGCAGGTGACGTTAACCATCAGACTTTAGAGAAAGTCACAGTAAGTACTAAGTTGGTTCGCTACGGTGAGTTGATTAAGTATTCTGATGAAGTATTGTTGTTCTCTGAAGACTTGATGCAGGTAGAGTATCGTATGAAGTTAGGTGAGTTGGCTAACGTTCGTTATGAAGATTTAATTCAGATGAACATGTTAGAAACTCCTACTGTTCAGTACGCTGGTACTGGATCTAGTAAGGCAACAATGGCTGATGGTATCGCTGCTGATGGTACTGAAGATGATGACTGGGTGGTATCTTATGACCTAATACGTAAAGCATCACGTAAGTTGGTTCGTAACCGAGCTAAGAAGAATAAAGAGATGGTTGTAGGTTCTACTAAGGTTGGAACTCAGCCTATTGCTCCTTCTTACTGTGCTATCGTAGGTGAAGCTGTAACGGCTACCCTTGAGACTATTACTCGTGGTACTAGTTATGAGCGTCAATTCGCATTCAAGCAACCTGAAGAGTATGCAAATGCTTCTACGTTGATGGAAGGTGAGATTGGTTCATTGCACAAGGTACGTTTCATCGAGTCTCCACGAGCAGTCGTGTACGCTGGTGAAGGTGCAGAAGTTCCTGTTGGTTACAACGGTAACTTAGCGTTTACTACTTTTGGTACAGACGTTGCTGCAACTGAGGGACGTGGTACTAGTTCAACTGCTGGTAGTTACTTTGATGTACATCCCATCCTTTTCCCGACTCAAGGTGCATTTGCTACCCTAGGTCTTAAAGGTAGAGGTAAAATCGCTTTCAACTCTATGTCCCCACAAGAAGTTGATCGTAATAACCCTTATGCTAACCAAGGATTCTTCTCGTATAATATGTTTTATGCTGGGATTATCTTAGAGCCTGAGAAGCTGTTAAAAGTCTTAGTAGCTGCTGAAAAGTAAGCTAGTTAGGTAAACCATAGAAGTCCTAGTAGAAATACTGGGACTTTTTACGTTAAGGGTGTAAGAAATCCTATACGGTGATATAATACAAAACGAACACAAACTAAATAACCTATAAAGGCTTAGACGATGGAAGATTTAAAAGATTTAAAGAAAGAAGCAAAAGACTTAGGAATATCACACTCACCCAATATTAGTGCTGCTAAATTGAAAGAGAAGATTGAAGCTAAGTACGAAGCTGAAGAAAACAAAGATGAGGTTGCTATCTCTGATATTAACTTAGAAGGTACTGCGTTATTCAAAGCTCAGGACAACAAAGCAGCTAAGGTTAAGCGTACTATACGTGAACGAGCTAGGATTGCAGAGAAAGCAGCTAGGACTACTGTTGTAGTGGAAATTACAGATAACGACCCTACAATGAATACAATGACAACTACTTGTGAGCCAAGTTGTGGTAACTTGTACTTCGACTTAGGTACAGTGGTACTACCGTTGAACATCCCTGTTTCTGTTATGCAAGGACACATAGACACCCTTAAAGAGATTATGATCTTGCAACACTTAGTAGATCATAAGACTGGGCTCAATAAGAGTGTAATGCGTAGACGTTACACAATCTCCTACGTACGATAGTGGGTATACGAAAGGCTTACTAAGGTGAGTCTTTCACTATAACTACTGAGGTGTAACATGAGCTGTAATCTAAATAAGTTTACTCTGACTAGGGGTAGAGACAACGTGTATACGTTTGTAATCAAACAGAATGACTCTACACTACCTATGGAAATAGTAGCTGGTGACACGTTCACTATGTCGTTACTATTACTAAGTGATAGCTCAGAAGTACTCACTAAGCCTATGGTTGCTATAGACTTACTAAGTGGTAAGGTAGAGCTTACGTTAACAGAAGCTGAACTAGCTGGACTAGAAGTAGATAAAGGGTCTAAAGCTGATAGGTACTACAGTAGACCACTGTATAAGATCGTAGTTGACTGTGTTACTGTGAACAGTGGTAACTTCCTGTTTAAGGTAGAGGAGGTGTACGTTGACTGATACAGCTATTGAAGCTTCTCCTGAAGTAAATGTAACACCAGTAGCTGTAGTTGAGGTTAAAGCAGATCCTTCTATTGTTACCGATGTACCTAGTGAACTAGCTGTTGAGGTGTCCAAGCAAGAGTACACGGTAGTAGGTGATAACCTATACGCTAGTGTGTCAGCTGATGATGCCCCACCTTGGTTGCTAGGTTTGATAGATGAGGTAATGGTTAGTTCACTAGGCACTAGTTTACTTGACGTAGAATCACTAAAGAATAGTGTAGTAACCGCAATAGACGAAGTACAAATAGCTAAGAATAGTTATGCGGAGCTTATAAACATAGAGACTACTATAGAAGGTATTATAGCTACTAGACTACAGCAGTTGAATGGGCGTGTAAATGATAACGAGGGTAACATAACTAACCTCAATAACGTAAGTGTAACTGAAAGTGGAGTAACTACAATAGTAGCTGATTACGTTACAGCGTCTACCACGGGTGGTGAGATTAGCTCCAGGATACTGCAATTGCAACAAGCTGTAGTGAATACCTCTAATGCTAATGCTATATCTGTGGAAGCTTTGTCTAGCGTTATAGGTGATCCAATCACTGGACTAGGAGCTACAGCAGATGTAACACACAACTTAAATACTTATGTAGGCCTAGGCTCTGATGGACTACCCGATGGTACAGGATTGCTGGCTGGTTTAGGGGCTATTGATGGTATACAGGATACAATTACTGGAGAGCATGTAGTTATAGTAAACGCAAGCAGTTCCTCACAAGCAGAGTTAGTGCAGACAGCAGAACCGTATGTTACGTGGAAAGCAGCAGACACTGCTGCTGGTAATGACTTAGTTAGAAAAGCTAAAGTAGGTGACGTTTACGTACAGTATACGACTAATAGTAACGGAACAAAATCGTACATAGCTAGTTACAAGTTCCTAAAGGTTGCTGTTGATTCTACGTCACCCTTTAGTACAGACACAGAAGGTTATACTTGGGCTTTAATTGTAGATCAAGTAGCACAAGCAGCCTATGAGGAAGCGTTAAACGCTTATGCACTAGCTGATGGTAAGATAACTACGTTTAAGCAAAGTACACCACCTGTAGCAGAAGGGGAAGGTGACCTATGGTTCGATAGCAGTAACGATGACCTACTGTTCGTATGGGATGGAACTTCTTGGGTAGACTCCTCCGACAAGAGGATAGTTGCTATAGCACAGAACGTGACAAACCTGGATGTATCTCTTACTGGGGATGTTAATCAAATTACAAATGATTTAGGTGCTGAAGTTATAGCTAGGGTTAGTGGTGATAGTAATCTAATGCAGACGTTAACCGCAGATATAACTAACGGTGTGGCTACAGTTGAAAGTAAGTTTGCTTACGATTCTACTATAGGTATTAATGGGACATACTACAGTAGTTCGTTCGGACTAACTTCGTTATTAACTGGTGGTGTAGGTACAGAAGCAGACCCGTATGATAGTGAGTTTTGGATTGATGCAGAGAAGTTTAAGTTTACTAACAGTGCTCAAACAGGGCAAGTAGCTCCATTCACTATAGATGCTAGTGGTACTACTCCACAAGTTAGTTTCAATGGTGTAGTTAGCTTTAGTAACTTAACAGACGTACCTACGTTAGGTGCATCAGCACAAGATGTAGTAACTGCTATAAATGACGGCAGTACAACAAAGATAGATGGAGGCAGTATAGTTACAGGGTCTCTTAGTGCGTTAAGTGCAAACCTAGGTGCTGTTACAGCTGGTGTAATATACGACTCATCCTGGAATGGTACTACGTATAAGATGAAGATAGACCTAGATAACGGAGGTATATACATAAGATGAGTGCGTTAATAGATTCATATAGCAGTACTAAAGGTGATGGTATTATGCACTTTACTACTACTAACGTTGATAAGGCTTCACTTCGTACTACCAGTCTACTTAACAGTAGTGCTTTCAACAGCACAGTGGGTAACAAGATATCTGTACACAGTACGTTTGAGGCTACACTAGGTAACGATTCACTAGACAACGACCCACTGTTTGGACAAATAGATTACCCAAGGAAGTTTACAGCAATACCTGGGCTGTCTACTGCTAGTTACACAGCCAAAGGTAACAGACCACTGACTGTATCATTGTACAAGCCATCTCTAGGAGGTTCTCTCACTCTATCTGGTAAAGCTGTAACCTATGGTGGAGCAAATGGCACAACATCTGCCAACATTACGGCTATAGGGCAAAGTGTGTGCATAGCAGGACTAACAGCACCCTACATAGGAATGTACATAGGTTTTGATCTAAGTGAGAGTACAGCCAGTTACCTGCACAGTATACGTAGTGGGTTAAGGGTACTTATCACGTGGTTTGACGTAGAGTACTCTAGTGCTAATACAGCAATTATTGCAGCAGGAACTCCAAACTCTAATGATATAACGCTAGCGGATGGTATAACGGTAAATGGGCAGGATATAACAAATAACAAAGTGCTAACTTATGGTGGAGCAGATCAGGCATACAGCCCAGCTATAGACAACTACCATATGATGACTAGTAACATACTAAATATAGACTACGTTGGGCAGTACACCTACATAAGTACTGAAGTGTTTACGGTAAGTAACATGGTATGGCCTATGTCAGCTGGTGTACACGAAGAGCACCATGTTACAGCTTATGGTATAACTGAGAGTACTAGCACGTCTGTAAAAGGTACGCTTGTAGCTGGTACTTCACCGAATACTACAAGAAGCTACGCCTCACACTACGTGAGTAAACATGTACTATCGGTAGACCAGAGTATAACACTGAGTGGTAAGTATAGTATTGTAGTCTCTGCCTTTACTGATACAGACTTTATGCCTACGTTACCTAGTTTTGAGTTTATACCTAGTACATCTGCAGACAACAACTACACAATTGGGCTGTTTTTGGCTAAAGTATTCCCAACAGTAGGGTCTTCGGTAGTTGGAGCACACGCGTACTTGGCTAAGGTTGGTAGCACATTCACGTTTAAGGTAGTAGCTGTAAATGGATCGCTCAGCAGTACTCCTACTACTTTGTGTACTTTGTTTGTGTATAAACAGTTGGATTAACAATAGGAAATTAACATGGCAACAATTACAGTAGAAACAGAGCTAGACGTAACGAGTAAGTATAGAGCACTAATCAAAGAGTCTCTAGGTAGTGAAAGCTTGTACATAAGGACGAAAGAAACTCTAGACGAGTTATTCAAAGAGCATAGCTTAAGCTCCACTGATAAGACTAAAATCATAAGTGGTGTACTTACAGCAGCTAACCAATCAGTTGTTACAGCTAGTATGTCTACAGCTCTACAATGGGCAGCTAAAGAGAAAGATGTAGCACTAGCTAAGCTGGAACTAGCTAGAAAACTAGATATACTAGATCACGAAGTACTACTTAAAGAAGCACAAGTGAACAAGATGCTTGAAGAAGTTATAGCTATGCAAGCACAAGTAGTTAGGACATATGGTACACCTACAATACTGAACGGTAAGCTCGCTAGTTTGACTGATACAGGTAAGATGTATGAGGAGACTAGACTGCTAGGTGTGGGTATAACTAACGCTGGTAAAGAAGGTATACTGTTGGATTCTAAGAAGACTGAGAGTCAAGCAGCTATACACAAGGTCGTAGCTGATACCTATAGGAACTACGGTAGTTACACGTTCACACTAGCTGATGGTGGGTTGAGTGGTGTATCTAAGACCCATGGTAGTACTCCTACACTAAGTGATGTACAAGAGATTATAGCTAAGGAACAAGCTAACGGTTACTCATATAACGCTTGGGCTAGTGCTCTTAGTGGAGCAGCTAGTATGTTAGGTACAGCGTTAGCAGGTGAGTATGACCCATTCGGCGGTGGAGGTACTGGTGACCAGTTGTTAGGTACAATAAACTCAGCTGCAAACAAGCTAAACTTAGCATCTAAGCCTTACTGATGAAGAAACCTCACCCAGACTTAGAACCTCTCATAGTAGGTAAGTACCTAACAGAGCTAGCTTACATCAGGAAGTTTATAAAGTACTGGGGTACAACTACTGTGAATGGTCATACAGTTCTAATACACAGGAACTATTTCTTTAAGACTTATAGACAAAGAGCTAATTTCAAAAGGTTAGCTATGTTACTGAAGTCATGGGATCAGTTAAAAAACCCTAGGATGAAGGGAGTTAAGAGCGCATGGTTATGGTTAAACCCTGTAAAGGCTAGTACTAGTGGTATGACAGCAGGTATTGTGTCTAGTAACTTAGATAAACTTATGTGGGATAGTACAGGATCTGTACCAGCAGGACATAGCATCCAGCTTGAGTTAACCGTAATGGGTGCAATTGACCCTAAAATACGACAATGGGAGAAACCTAGTGTTACACCTGTAGTGTTTACTTCGCCTGTAAGTGATCAAGCAGGACTTATAGCTGAGTTTGCTGGTAGATACTCGTCAATGTGGAATACAGAAAGGGTTACTAGTGGTAATCCCTCTGATGTATATAAGGATGCACTAACTAAGTACATACTAGGTAGTACAGATGTACCATACACTATAGATAGGGTAGTTACTACACTAGTTGAAGTACCAGGAACTATAGATAGGTTCATTCAAGACTCTCTGTCGCTTGAGACCGTAGACGTAGGTATACTAACGAAAGGTTACACAGCTTACATAACAGTACCTTATACGAATTTTAGTGCAACTACAGACGTAGTCGAACGGATAGCTACAGACTTTAATAGTAGTTCGACTAATAGTAACGTAGTAGACGTTAGAGGTAGTCTAGCTTCAGTAGTGACTTCAGGTAACTTCATAAGTGGTCCTGTGTACACTCCTCACCCTACGTCTATAGATGGAAGTATATGGACTGTAAGTGATAGAAAGTACTACATGAAAGTATCTGCCCTAACAAATGGAGACGTTAAACTAAAGGATAGGATACAACTAATAAGTAGTGCTATAGACTCAGGTTACAGAGAGAAGGATTCAGGATCTTGGAAGATAGTAGCGTTTATAGTATTCGTTATAGTAGTTATAGTTACATGGGGTTGGGGTGCAAAAGTAGGAGCTGGTGCGTATACAGCTATTACGGCTTTAGCTACGGCTGTTACGGTAGCTACACTTGTAATGTCAACAGCAACAGCTGCTCTATACAGTATGGGTTATGAGGAAGCAGCTATGGGGTTCAGTAAGTTCCTAAAGGGTATGAATCCTCTTATCCAGATAGCAGGTATTGTATCTATAGTAGGTAGTATATACTCAGCTATAGGTAGGACTGCTCTTGAGGGAGGTAGGACAGTAGCTAAGTCATCAATCAAGGCAGCACTAGAGGAATCAGCTACTAACGTAACTACGGAAGTTATGAGTGACATGGTTAATGATGTGGCTATAGACCTAGTAGAGAAAGAGTTTAATCGTATGGTATGGGAAGGAGTTAAAGGTAACTTCACTGAGTTACTTAGTAGTAAGGTTACTGACATAAGTTCCCAGCAAATAATAAAGATGGTTGGTTATGTGTTTGACTCTTACCAGAAGAATGAGCTAAGGTCTCTAGCTAGTGAGATAAAAGATCTCAAACGGGATAACGCTGAATACACTAGGGAACAAACTAAGGTTAATGATTTACTGATGAATATAAATGTTGCTAACTTTAGACCCATGCAAGCTGATTGGTCTATATATGCTGGTCAGTTTGATAGGCCTTATGAGAGGTGGGCAACTAAGTTCCACTCAGGCAATATACAAGCTAGTACTGTAAGTGCATTAAGGCTAGCTGATAATAGTTAAGGTTATGTTATAATAGAGTAAATAGGAGAAATATATGTCAGAAGATTATATGGGACAACTAGGACTAGGTAGCTTGTTAACTAGTAGTCAGGCTACTGTACCATTCAAACCCGGTTATAGTGCTGTTGAGCCTAAAGCTGAGTTAAGTTGGTGGGATCAGAATAAAGATACCTTAACTAATAAGGGTTTTGTTAGTGGTGCTCTAGGGTTAGGTCAACTAGGATTAGGTCTTGCTAGTTACCTACAACAGAAGCCAGTGATGGAAGAACAGCTTAAGGGTCTTAAACAGAATCGTAAGTTTGCTGCTGAGACTATGCAGAATCGTAGGAATATAAGTGCTGCATTTAAAGCACCTGTAGCTAACGTATAAGGATGGATTATGTCACGTACTAAGGTTAACGTAGGTTCTATAGTAAATCCTTTAGCTGGGTTACAGAAAGGTTTAGACAACGCAGGTAGTCTTTACTTGAAGTACTTAGATGGTGAGGATAGGAAAGTAACTCAGGCTGAAGCAGACAGAAGGTGGGAGTTAACCAATGATCGTGCTCAAGTTGCAGCAGATCAAAGGGCTACACAGTTCGAGGGTGAGCAGATAGCTACAGAGTTCCAGAGAAACTATACACCTGAGTTCGGTAAGCTAGGTGGTCAAGGTATAGATACTCCTGCACTTAAAGCCTTCTCAGAAGCTGCTAGTGACCCGATAAGGGATCTGATGAGTTCGTATGGGTTAAAGACAGATAAGTCTGATGGTATTAGTCTGTCTGAGCTTGAAGCTAACCCTAAGATACTAGGCCAGTTCAATCAAGATATGAAGAATCTGACTGTTAAAGTGTCAGAAGGGATGGGTAGATTAGAACCTACTAAAGGGAGTGCTTATAGTCAAGTGTACTCTGATGTTATGGAGAAAACTGGTGATGCTAAACAAGCTAAAGCTATGGCTGATAATTATTCTGAGCCGTATACCACCAAGAAGGAAATGGTAACTGACGAAAGAGCTGGTGTTAAGGAAGTGAATACGGAACTTAAGCAGAGAGTAGATAATCTAAAGTATACACGTAAGGTGTTCAAAGAGCAGTTTAAAGACGCTCTAGCTGTATCTAAGCAGTTTGATAAGAAGATCTCAGATAAAGGCGATAAGACTACTAAGAGTGATATTAACGAGTACATCAACAAGGTACTACCTGATGAATCATGGAGTCTAGACTGGGATAGGGGTGAGACTATTAGTGCTGTTAATTCTGTAGCTGAAACTACAATACGTAACCCTGATGGTACTAAATCAAAGCCTACACCTAAAGAGATTCTTAGAGCGTTACAGAACTCCTTCACTCTAGGTTCATGGGATAACGATATGAACTTTGAGACAGCAGATGAACTATCGGTAATTATAGAAGACATGCGTAAGAGTCCTAAAAAGTACAATACCTCAGCCAGAAAAACACTAGAAGGTATGCAAGCTAAGATAAATGACCCTAAGCTGTTAAAAGCTATAACTGGTATGAAAAATGTTAAGTCTAGAAACACTAGTGAGCTACTGTCTGATATGGGAAGGGAAGCTATGGGTAGTTACAATGTCCCTGCTAGGGAGCTAGTACCTGAAGTAGATACTATGTCTGATGTCGGTAAGCTGGTTGCTCCTCAAGTTGCTTCTCAAGTTACTACTAGTGTACCTAGACCTAGAGTACAAGAAGAGCCAGTACAGTCCGATAAAGACGTGTACACTGATATGGTTGACTATGCTAGTCTAGGTAGTAAGGAAGCTACTGAACTAGCTATTAATGCTGTTAACTCTGGTGATAAGAGAATGGTTGAAATAGCCATGCAAGTACTAGCACCTATTAGACCTGACCTAGTTAAGCTGTACTTCGGTAGGTTATACCAGTAGTTAAAGTAAAGTTACATAAGTATAGGCAATTGCATCTACTACCCTAGGGTACTAGGTGCTTTTTTGTGTTAAAATTAAACAGATACAAATAATATACGGATACCTACCATGAGCAGAGAATTTACAGCTAACGACCTAGGACTTACAGAAGACCAGTTTAACTACACTCCTGACTTCACTCCTACAACTACACCTACAAAGGTAGATACACTTGCTAGTGCTAAGCAGAGGAAGCTTGAGAGGTTAGGTAATGTAGTTACCCCTAGTTGGGTAGATGAGACTAAGCCTAATGGCGAGAATGAAAGGTTAGTATCTGATGACGGTAGGTTTGAAGACCATTATGGAAATAAGATAGCTAACTCATTGGAAGATAACCAGTACCAGTATCTGTTAGGGCAGTCTGTTAACGACCTAGGTGTGTACAAGTCTGGGGATAAGTTTGTTACAAAGAATAGTAAAGGTGAGATGGAAGAGTTCACTGGGGATATGGATGACTACTCTATATTCTACGGTTATGGAGGTAAAGGTGGTGATGACTGGATTAAACCTGGAATATCTAGAGCTGACCTAGGAGACTCTGATTACAGGTATCAACCTAAGAGAGCATTGAACGAGGGTGTAGATAACCTGTGGAAAGGAGGTAGATCTTATGGTGAAGCTCCAGGAGTTGGTGGTGTAGATCTGAATGACAAGCAGTTCGAGCTATTCCTACCTAAGGGTGTAGCTAAGACTCTAGAGAAACTAGGTCATGGTAGGGACTCAGCACTAGCTGATAGGGTTGCTCGTAGAGAGGTTGGTAATAGTGGTGAGTACAATAGGTTAAAAGCGTTACTTGGATCTAGCCCAACTGAAATGTATAAGAGCACTGAGGGATTTTTCGGTGACTCTAGGGATGACCCAGAATTCAATAAGGGTGAACTGTATAAGGAGTTCCTAGGGTTATCTGGATACTCTAAAGTTAGAAACAAGACCAGCGAACTAGGCTCTATAGCTAATAAGTATGAAAGTGGTACTGGTGGGGTAGGTACTATCAGTAGTGGTATTGGTGATGCTGGAGGTGTTAGTTACGGTAACTACCAGATAGCTAGTGATGCAGGGACTATGAGTAAGTTCTTAGAGTCTGACCAAGGTAGTAGGTTCTCTAAGTTCTTCAAGGGTATGAAACCTGGATCTGATGAGTTTAATACGCAGTACAACAAGGTAGTAGGTAAGTTTGGAGATAAGCTAGAAGTAGCTCAGAAGGAGTTTATAGCAGAGTCTCACTATGAGCCAGTTAAGCAGTTAGGTGAGTCTCTAGGGTTAGATACTAGTGACAGAATGATACAAGAAGCTCTATGGTCACAGTCAGTGCAACATAGTTATAAGGGTAACAGGCAAATACTGAGTAAAGCACTAAATGGTTTAGGTAATGACGCAAGTGTAGAAGAACAGGTAAGAGCAATCTACCAGTCTAGGTTGGACTACGCTAGTGAGTTTATGGACTCTACTAGTGCTGCCAATAGGTATAGTAGTGAGATGAAAGATGTACTAGCTCTAGGTAATGGGTCTAGTGGTACAGCTGGCAGTAAGGAAGTCTCTAGTGGTGACTACTATAGAGATCAGAGGCATGAAGCTGAGTTAGAGACTATGGGAGTACTAGGAAGAGCATTGAACACTGGTAAAGCAGCAGTAGGTACACTCGCTAAGGTAGCTGTGGTTGATTTCGCTGATTGGGTAGGTGACGCTACAGGGTTATGGGACATAGGTACTAAAGAAGAGAAAGCTAAAATGGTTAACGATACGTTTAGCTATAATCCTAGATTTAGTGAAGAGGCCAGCAGGAAGGCTGGGATACTAGCTGAACGTATATATAAGGGTATGAACGATGATGATTCAGAAGTCAAGTTAGCTGATGTAGCTAAGTTGGTGTGGGAAGGTGTAACCCCAGAGCTAGGTGCTGAGAGTATTGCAACAGTAGCTGCTATGTTTATTCCTTGGTTAGGAGTAACTAAAGCAGCTAAAACTGGACATGAAGCTATTAGTACGTTCAAGAAAGGTACGGAAGTGTTGCAGAAGTCAGCTGGGTTACTTCAGTGGGCAGCTGGACAGACTAACAATGAGGTAGATGAATATAAAGAAGTTCATAACTCTGACCCGTCTATTATGAAAGTGTCTACCATAATGATAACTAACGTAGCTATGGGTGGATTGGACAGGTTAGCTATGACTAGTATTATAAAGTCTCCACTAGCAGTACAGGAGCTAGTTGGCGCTATGAAAGCAATACCTATACCTTCACTACCAAGAGAAGGAAGAGTAGGGCTAGTAGTTAAGGGGTTAGGTGTAGCAGCAGGTCTAGCAGGTAACATGGGTAAGGAAGCTGGACAAGAGTATATACAAGCTATGGGAGAGGTACTTAATGTGCAACTAAACATAGATGATAATGGTACTGTTGTTAGTGTACTAGACGAAGCTGGAGAGCTGTTAGTAGATGAAGAGACTGTAATCAAGGGTATCACTGGTGCAGGACTAGGTGCAGGTGGTTCACTACAATTCTCTGCTGTAGGTGCTGGTTTGAAGGTTACTGGTGTGTCTACTAGTGGTGCTATAGAGCAACTAAGAGAGTACAAGGATAAGAAGTCTAGTGTAGAGACAGAAAGGTCAGTGAATAGGGAAGCTAAAGAAGATCAAGAGGTAAGTGTTAAACGAAGTCAAGAGTCCTCAGAAGAGGTAGTTAAGGAGTTTGAGACTAGTGGTGAAGTACCTACGCTAGAGTCTAAGCTTAGGCATCTTATTGATAATGCACCTTCAGAGAGAATTAAAGTAGCTGCAATAAACAGGTTGAAAGAAGTTCTACAAGAGCAAGAAGGAGCTATATACGGTTCGTCTATGGCTGATGTAGATAAAGCAAGGAAAGTAGCTAGTACTATAGAACTGTTAGCAGCTAATGGGCTAACAGATACTGAGTTTAAAGCTATTGTGGATACTGCTAAGGCTCAAGTACCAGACATGGCTGATGACATGGACTTAGGTATTGGTGAGTTGTCTCTATCTATGGCTAGAGAAGCTGGAGAGGTTAGGAAGAGTATGTCTGAGGTCTCTAATGATGTTGCTAAAGGTAGTAAAGGATTCCTTACATACTATGATAGCGCGATGGAAGGAATTGAGAGTGCTGACGAAGGATTGTTTAATGAGAGTGTTGTGAAGCTAGTTAGGTTTCAAGCAATGCAGGAAGGTAAACTGGCATCGTACGTGTCTGCTATAAGGGAAGTTGAGGCTGAGGTAAATAGCCAAGTAGCAGAGGTAATGGACAGAAAAGAGTTAGATAGAGAAGGAGCACTAAAGGTAGTACAAGCAAGTTACAAGAGTCTTGCAAAGAAGAAAGTACATAAGTTTGAACATGCGGGTAATAAGAACTATGTAGCGTACGATACTGTAATAGAGACTATGTTGAAAACTGGTAATGCACTTAGTGAAGACAACCAACCAGAAGTAGGTTACGGTGTCTATGGTACTGTGCTAGCTATAGCTGGTGAAGTAAGGTCTATGGAGCTACTGTCTACTAGGTTAGCTGGGTATAGAGAGGGAGCTACTAACGACTCAGAGCAAGGCCAGAATATAGCTGATGTCCAGAAAGAACTAAGAAAGATGCAGTCTGCAAGGAAAGAAGCAGGAGCTGTTGTTAAAGGGGATAAAGAACCTGAAGTAGGAGTAGGTAAGGAAGAAGTTAAGAGTACTACTGAGAAGGTAGATACTGAGGTTAAAGAGGAGAGTACACAGGAAGCTAACAAGGAAGTTGAGCAAGAAGTGGCTACTGAAGTTAGTGAGGCTACTGTTGATGATGAAGTAGATAACAGTGAAGATAGTGGAGAAATAAACCTAGATGACTTTAGGAATATGAGTTTTGACGCTAGTGAGTTAGGTGATGTATTTGAAGTAGATGAAGATGTACCTACCACTGAAACTAATGGTGAGAGTATAGCTGACATAATGAGTAGTTTTGAGACGTTTAATCCAGAAGACTTTGGTATGGATGACTTTGATACCTCTGATGTAGATCAGCTACAGTTGGATCAAGAAGCGATGGATGAAGTCACTGGAGATAGCTCAACTAGGTTACCAGATAAGGTTAAGTCTGACACTGTTGTAGAAGTAGAGTCTCTACTAGCTAGGTTGAAGGACTTAGGGACTAAGGCTAAGCTTAGCGAGGAAGGTGGAGTTAAACTGACTAAGGAAGAAGTTGAGGAACTGCATGCAGCAGTAAGTGAGGTTGCTAGCTTTAGGTTGTATAACGATGTAGCACAGAAAGGTATACCGTTACTGGTTCACAATGTAAGAGGTGAGAAGGCTAGACCACTAGGTGACGTGTATAGAGTGAGCATGCCTACAGGATTGAACCTTATAAAGGCAGAGTTCACACCTGCTGTTACTAAGGTAGCTAATACATTGTTTGAAGCAATCAAAGTACCTAATAGGAAAACTGGTTATGATGGACAAGGTGTTATAGGTATTGCTGATCTGAAGAAGAATCCAGCACTAGCTTATCTATACAAACCTACTGTAGACTTCGGTGATGACTCTAAGGTAGTTGTAAGTAAGAAGCTGAAGGAGAGAAACTCAGGTGACTACTCGAATACTAGTGTTGCTGATGAGATGAATGCTAACACTGTAGTAGCTATAGAAGCTGGCGTATTGCAGTACATGTCAGAGAACGCAGTGAATCTGGTTAAGCGTAGAACTCTGGATGAGGCCACTGAGTTGTTAGGGGTAACTAAGGATGATGATGCTGGAGCACCTATTGCAGCTTACGTACTTAAGCATGGTGGAGGACTAATGAAGTTTGAAGCTGATAGTCTTGGTGCTGTTATAGTGAAGAATCTTGGTATAACTAAGGGTGAGGAAACCACAGATACTGAGATGGCTATGTTGGTAACTAGCTTTGGTAATATAGGTCTGGTTTATGCAGCAAAGGCTGGACTTATACATGACTTCACACAGCAACAAGTAGTAGGTGAGCAAATAACAAAGCTACCTATGGGTAACGATGCAAGTGATACTTCTGGTAGTGTACTTATTAAGCCAACAGACCAGTACTTCGAGAGTAGGAAAGCTACACTTACAAGGATGATTGAGTTGGAGAATCAGTTCAGTATAAGTATAGACTCCTCTAGGAACTATAAGGTAGTTAAACCTAAAGAGAAGACTAAAGCTCCCGTGAAGAATAATCCGTATACTGTAGCTAACCCTAGACAGGTTAAAGCCTTGAACAAGTTAGAGTCTATAGGTTATAAGGTGAACGATGGCGTACAAGCTCTAAGAGGTATCCTTGGTGAGGCTACAAAGAGTAGTTTGATGAAAGCTATAGGTTATAAAGAGTACGCTGAGGGTGACAAATCAGTATCGTATGATGAAAGGGATGCTCAACGTAGCAGGAACATAGAAATAAAAAATAACGTGGAGGCTATGTTGGAACTCCTAACTAACGATGGAGATACTGAAGTGTTCTTTGAGTGGTTCTTGACTAAGGCTGGTAGGTATCAGCTTGATAGCAGTAAGGTTAACCCACAGAACGATAAACAGTTAGCTAGGTGGTTAGTTACCGCATCTGCTACTAGAGTACAGTTAAGCAAGTCTACTATTAATGAGTTTATGTCTGATGGTAATACTAGTAATCTTAGTGATGAAGATGTGATGTTCCTATATGGTATAGTCCAAGCATTCGATGGAAGTAAGTTAGCTGATGGCATAGCTATAGATAAGAATAACCAGTCTAAGATACTTGCACAGGCTAGGAAAATTATAGGTAGTTCTATAGAAGATCAGCAAGAAGCTGCATTAGTATCAGATCATCTAGGACATGCTGCGCTAGCTATAGCCAATATAGAGAAGCTACTAGATGGGAATGAAGAGTTTGGGTCTACTATGGTTGTGGAGATAGATGGATTAACTAATGGTTTCTCTTACAAAGTTATGCAGACACCTACAGGTAATGCTAAGAAATGGTTGTTTAAAGTAGGTCTAATAGCTGAGGATAAAATTAGCCACATGAGTATGAATGAGATGGATAGAGCTAAAGAAAACGATGTCTATCTAGAAGGTGGGTCTGTACTAGCTAGTAAAGTAGGTCAGCTTAGTGAGGTTGGTATGAAGTCTACAGTAAATCCTAATGACCCTGAAAAATCAATAGAGGTTGATGTGTCACCGATAGATGTAGCTTGGGATAGATTAGGACTAACCTCGGATCTCACAGTATCTAAGGGTTTACGTAATATAATGAAGACTCCTGTAATGATATTCAACTATGGTGCTGGATTGTTCAAGATTGTAGATGATGTAATATCTGGAGAGAAGGAAGTTATGGTTGCTGGATTGCTTGAAGTAGGTAGAGATGGTAATTACGTTGTAACTGACAAGCAACTAAGAGAGGTAGCTGGTGGTGGTAGCACACAGCAGGAGGACACTAACTGGATAGTAGAAGCTAGAGCTGAGTTAACTGAGAAGTCCTTGGATAGCTTGAGTGAGCTTGATGCAGTTCTAACTAACTACCTAGAAGCTAAGTATAAGGTAGAGTTTATAGAGACACTTGATGAGGTATTTGGAGACTACCTGATAATGAACAAGGCTATGTCTGAGTTGTCAGAGCAAGTATTTGCTGTGTTCAAGAAGGAGTATGATAAGGAGGTAGACAAGATTGGATTGAAAGTAACAAGTTCTGATAAGAATGGTATAGTTAAGAAGTTAATAGAGAGTGGGTTAGCTCCTGCAATAGATACAGCATCTAGTACGTCAGCTAAGGATAAACTGTTTCTGTACCAGAGAGCGTTAGATAAAGATGTACACACAGAAACCTCTAAGATAGAGCTAACTGGTGATAGAGAGTTCCTAACTACATCACTATTAGCTAGAGGGTTTAGATCTCCTGGAGCATCTGCGTTAGTTCTACCTGTACAGACCAGTGACGGTAATACTATGGGACAGTCGTTGGTGGATAGTGATAAGGGATTCCTGTCTGTACATGATGCAGCAGTACTAGGTATAGGTCAGATGGGAGAGATAAACATACTGAATAAGAATTGGTATGAGGATGTTAGACAGTACACACCAGCAGAAGCACTACTAGACATGGGAACGAAAGCTTATGAACTAAGTGGTAGTGAGAAACTGCAAGAAGCTGTAGGTAAACTTGAGGTATTTGTTGATGACGTTAGAGCAAGACGTAAGGAGCTATTTAGTACTACCGCTAGGGCTGGTCAGTTTGTAGGTCCGATAGGGTCTGCCTACGAGGTTACTCCTGACGTTATAAGAGATCGTAATAGGAAAGCTGTAAAGAAAGAGTATAATGCACTGGTAGAAAGCTTGGTTAAGCTTGGTAGTAAAGAAGACGGTATAGCTATAAGGAAGTTATTTGACTCTAGTGTACTGAAAAAGAAATTGGATAAGGCAGGAGATTGTTTATGAGCTGTAATGTAGATGTGTTCAAAAAAGAAATGGAGGGGTTCTTAAGTTCTCCTGTTGTAAAAGGTAAGCTAGGTGCGTTAGTTAAGGGTAAGAAGGGAACTACCACTAAGGAAGTAAAGGATACCGTAGATAAGTTTGCATATAATCTAAGACAACTGCAACCACCTAAAGAAGGTATGGTAGACGTTAAACCCATAGTTAAAGCTAAGGAAGTTAAAGAAACTAAAGTGGATGAAGGGGGTGTAGATGAGGGTAGGTCTCCTGAGAGTAAGTTAGGGAGTGTAGTTGCAGCAACTAAAGATATGATAAATGCTAATAGTCCTACTGTTGACGGGGTTAGTGTAGTAGTTGAGGACATAGTTAAAGTGGATGATGGTTACAGTGTTAGGTTTACCCGTAGTACTACAGGTAGGACTGTCACTAGAAAGTTAAGAGGTAAAGCGTTTATACAGCTAGATGGTGTAGACTTCCAAGTAACGAGTGAAGAGTTAGATAACCTAGGGTCTGATAAGGACTTTCTGAATAGGGGTTACGAGGAGTACGAGGTAGTAGCTAGAGACTTGATAAGTAACCCTGATAAGATCATGGAGTTAGCTGAGGAAGTAGATAAGTTAGATCCAACAGATACTGGTGAGTGGCATAAGGCTACACTGCTAGATAACCTATCAGGTATAGTAGCACCTCTAGTTAGCTTAATGCCTGATGTAACTGTACATCTAGGTAGGACAACCAGGAATGGTGGTATGGTTAAGTTTGACGGTAACAAAGCAGATGTGTATGTTGGTTTAGGACCGAGAGATACTAATAGGTCAGCACTAGAAGCTTATACACATGAGTTGTACCATGTAGTAACAGCGTATGCACTTAACAGTAGAGACCCAGCCATAGCAAGCGTAAGAAGGAGAATAGTAGCTATAAAGAATAGTTTCCTTAGTATGACACCAGAGGAGCTATCAAAGTACATGGATAAGCCTGACTTGGTGCAAGCTCAAGCTGACTTGGACTACTTCGCAGATACTGCTGTAGGACTACATGAGTTCATAGCGTTTGCAAGGACTAATAAAGCTACTATGAAAGCCTTGGCTGATCGTAGGACTAATAGGGTGACTACTGATGAGACTAATCTGGTAACTAAGCTTATAGGGTATGTGAGGGAGTTGTTTGATAGGTTAGTGGTATGGAATAGGAAGATACCTACTGGTAGTGACTACCAAGAGATGGCGTGGTTAGTAGCTAGGTTAGCAGAGACTAACAAGAAGCAAGTAGTACGTAAAAGAGAGGGTATACTAGGTAAGCTTATAGGTCAGTTCAATAAAGCTGAAGATAACCTAGCGACTAGAATAGATAAGATGAAGGATAAAGCGGGTAAGCGACAAGATACTAGTAAACTTGTGGGAGGTGGTGTAGTGAAACAAGGTTACCACATAGTGGCAACCATAGCTAAGTCGTTAGTTAGTCAGGAGGCTAAAAGAACAATACAGTTTCTATCTAGTACTACTGGAGTTAAGTCATTGAAGCCTGAAGGTACACTATGGTCTACTATAAGGGATATGTCAGAGAGTGACGACTATCAGGATATGATAGAGCAACTAGGGTACTACAGTAACCAAATAGATCAGCATAGAGCACTAACTAGGTTAGATAAGATACAGATGATAAAGTCTGGGTTTACAAGGAAGTTAGACGTAGATGAAGAGAATAGTTTAACGTCTATAGTTGTAGATATTGATCTAGGTACTATAGCCTATGACTATGATGTGGTTGATCTAATAAAGTATCCTAACAGGTTGAAGCAAGAGATTAAGAATTTAGAGGATAAGCTTAAGGGTGAAACGGATAAGAGATCGTATAACTACTACATAGCACAAATAGATGGTTTAGCTAGGTACATGGTGGATGGTGATGGTGGAATAGTTCAGATGACCAATGCTAAGAATATAGTAGATAGAGTAAGTGTTGAAGGGGTTAGGTATCCTGATAATACTAAGGAGTTAGTGGATATAGTGGATACGTTAGCTACTCTAAGAGGGTTGCAAGTGAGTAGTAAAACAGATAAGGACATATTCCTAGACTTGATGGAGAATGAGAAGTCAGGAGTAGAACAGGTAGTAGCTTATCAAGTTGCACATAAAGAGATGTCTGAGAAAGAGTTATTCACTACACATGCGGATAAGAGGAGGATTATTAAGGGTTACAGTAAGCCAGTACTAGATCAGAATATAGAGGGAACTACAGCACCAATAGCTGATGAGAAGCGTATGAAGCGTCTAGGTTACAAGTTGTCACACAAAGTACCTAGATACAGTTTGGATGCCTCAGAAGGTGAGCTAGGTTACTATGTGTCTAGTTTACAGGTAACACAGACATTCCATAGGGTGGCACTGAGAACTACTGGTAAGAATACAAGAGGTACATCGGTTACTGGTAAGGTAGGACTAGATGGTGACAATGTAGTGGAACGAGTTAAAGCTGATAAGTTGATTAGGGCTATAAATGTTAGGGCAGAAGAGATTGTAAGGGAAATGGAAGCAGGTACTTATGTAGCAACTGCTGATGATAAGCTGCTGTCACCTAAGCTGAACAATAGTGGTAGGATTGTTGGGTATAGTTATAATATGAGTAAGAAGAACAAAGTGAAGATACTGAAGATGGATAGGAGAGTGTCTAATGTTATAGGAAGTATGTACGCGAGTACCTATGACAAGATGGAGTCTAGTACGTTCAATAAAGAGTTACTGAAGTATGTTAAAGAGGACGCAGATAAGAATAAGAGTAAGAAACACATGATGGGTAAACTTAACTCTATGGAGTATGTGACACTTGATGGTAAATCTAATGATAAAGAGTTGAATGAGTTGTGGGGATTAGTACCTACTGAGATAAAGTTAGAGTTTAAAGACGGGATCACACTGAGACGAGATATGTTACATAGTATTATGGGTTACCGAGAGTTAGGATTAAGTGATGTGCCTGGAGGTAAGATATTGCCTGAAGGTATGAACTATGGTCTAAGAGTAGCTGAGAAAGTGTGGAAAGAGATAGTTAAAGTAGCTAAGGTAGATGTGATATTAAGAACACCAACTGTTCTTGTAGGTAATGTAGTGTCAAACCTGATGTATTCAGTAATGACTGGACATTCACCAGTAGAGATAGCTAAGTTGCAGTTGCAAGGGGTTAGGGACTTGAATGACTTTATTAGTAGCCAGAAAGAAGTTATAAGGTTAAAGGGAAAGGAAAAAGCTGGGTTAGCTAGTAGTGTTGAGATTAGGAGATTGAGTGCGTTAGAAGGGGATATTAAGAGTAGTCCAGTTAAGGATTTGATAGACGGGGGGTTCTACACTTCTATAGTGGAAGAACTTGATATTGGGGAAGGTGACAACTCTAGTATGTTTACAGACATCTTAGATGATAGGCTGAAAGGAGCACCTACTATTGTTAGGGATGGTGTTAACTTGTTGTATTTGAATGAGAAGACGAGTGTATTTAAGATGATGAGTACAGCTACACAGTACTCGGATTTTGTAGCTAGGTATGCCCAGTACCACTTAATGCTTAGGAAAGGTATAAGTAAGGACAAGGCTTTAAAAACTGTTAGGGATGCATTTATTAACTATAACAAGCCTAATAGTAGGTTGGTAGAGTGGTTTAACCAGATGGGGTTCATTATGTTCACTAAGTACTTTACAAGGATACAGAAAGCTATAGCCGAACTAGCTAAGGGTCATCCAGCTAAACTACTGATAGCTATACTTGGCCAAGAGTATATTGTAGGTGACGTAGAGGATGTAACAGACCAGTCAATGATAACTAAGAACCTAGGAGGTATGGTGTACAACCCATTCGAGACCTTAGTTAGGGCTATAACTCCATCTGGATTGGAGGCATTAACTTATCCTATTAGATAGACATATCACTGAAATCACTAACGTTGACACTAGAGTCGATTTGACCAGTTAGATAGGAGGTGATTTCAGACTCTTGTGGTGCAACCTGTACGTTGTCACTAACTAACCAATGGTTCATCCAAGGTAAGGGATTAACTGTCTTAGGGAATATTGGGTCTAGTTTAAGTGCCTTCAGTCTGACGTTAGTGATGTACTCTATGTAGTTCTTCAGTATGACACTGTTAAGTCCTATCATAGAGCCATCCTTAAAGAGGTAGTCAGCCCATTGCTTCTCTTGTACAGCTGCATCCATAAATATAAAGTAAGTAGCTTCACGCTGTTCTAAGGCAATCTCAGCCATCTCAGGATCATCAGTACCTTCAGACATGATGCTGAGTATGTGCTGAGTACCTGATAGGTGGATTGCTTCATCCTTAGCTATAAGCTTGATTACTTTAGCATTACCTTCCATAACACCTCGTTCAGCAAAGGCAAAACTACAAGCGAATGATACGTAGAATCTAATAGCCTCTAGTACATTAACTGATACCATTGTTAGATATAGTGCAGTCTTGATCTCCTTACGGAATGGAGCATCTAGGCTAATGTCTATGTGGTTAGCATACATATGGTTTGTTAGAGCTATGAGTTTGTCGTAGTACTTAGTGACACTCTCAGCTCTTTTGATGATCTCGTCATTATCTAGTATTGAGTCGAAGATGATAGATGGATCAGCTACGATGTTACGAATGATGTGAGTGTATGATCTAGAGTGTATACCCTCAGAGAATGACCAAGTTTCGATCCAAGACTCTAGTTCAGGGATAGATACAATAGGTAGGAATGCTACATTAGGTGATCTACCTTGAACAGAATCTAGTAGTATCTGGTACTTAAGGTTACTAAGGAAGATATGCTTCTCATTCTCTGGTAGGTTAGCGAATTCAGCTCTATCATTAGATAGGTCAATCTCCTCTGGTCTCCAGAAGAACGATAGTTGTTTCTCAGTAAGAGACTCAAATACAGGGTACTTTTGTTGATCATACCTAGCTATGTTCACATTCTGACCAAAGAACATTGGCTCTAGTAGTTGGTTGTTCTTAGTACTGTTAAAAGTTGAGTAAGTGTTTGTCACTTGTTACTCCTGTGTGGGTTATTAGCCCACGGGTTAGTTAAAGTTTACATGCACCACTAGCACATCCGTCATCTACTTCTGCTTGGTCTGAAGCACCATCTCTAGTATTGTGGTAGTAGAGTGTCTTAAGACCTAGCTTGTAGCTGTATAGGATGTCTTGAAGTACTTGCTTAATTGGTACTTTAGAGTCTATAAACTTAGTAGGGTCATAGTTAGTGTTAGCTGAGATAGCTTGATCTACAAACTTTTGCATAATAGCTACTAACTCTAGGTATCCAGTGTTGTTTGGTATGTCCCATAGAAGCTCATAGTTTTGCTTTAGTTTGAGGTATTCTGGGACTACTTGTTTTAGGACACCATCCTTACTAGACTTCACAGATACGTAGCCTCTAGGAGGTTCTATACCGTTAGTGGAGTTAGACAAGATCGAACTACTTTCACAGGGCATTAGTGAACTTAGTGTACTGTTACGTAAACCATGCTCCGTTATGTCAGAGCGTAAACTCTCCCAGTCTAGTAGAAGTGGTTGATTACATACGGTGTCTACATCAGACTTGTAAGTGTCGATAGGTAGCACACCAGTAGCATAAGTAGTCTCATGAAAGTACTCACAAGGTTCTGTTTCACGAGCTAGTTTGTTAGATGCCCTTAAAAGGTAGAACTGTACTGCCTCAAAGGTTCTATGGACTAGGTTGTTAGCTGAACCGTTAGAGTAGTAAACACCGTTCTTAGCTAGGTAATAGGCTAGGTTAGTTACACCAACACCAAGAGGTCTACGTCCTTGTCCAGACTTTACAGCAGCTGATACAGGGTAGTTCTGGTAGTCTAATAGGTTATCTAAAGCTCTAACGATTAGGTTAGATAGGTGTTCTAGTTCATCTAGAGAATCTATAGCTCCTAGGTTGAAAGCAGATAGTGTACATAAAGCAATCTCACCTTCGTATTCAGTTCGACCCAGTGGAGTAGTTGGTAAAGCTATTTCTAAACAGTTACCAGTTAGTATGCCGTTAAACATACCCATACCTCGTTTAGGCTCAGTAAAACAATAGGTGTCATCTGTTCTACCTTCGTCTGTGACACTGATGACTTTATTGAACTCTTCAGGTACTAGCTCCCCTGATGGTAGACTAGCCTTGATTAGTTTATCACCAGCTTCTAGGTTAACCGTTCGCTTAACTTTCAGTAAGCCAGAGTACTCGTCATATATGTACCACTTATGGTACTCAGTACACTCTAAAGTCTGCCCACTAGAGGTAGTAACTTTAAGTAACTTTTGGTTAGTTCCTGTCTTATGTACGTGTACACTAGACCATTCTATACCATTCCATACTTGTACTTTTGTACCATCTAACTCAGCTATAGGTATGTAACCGTTAGTAGTTAGTACTTGGGTTTCTGGAGCAACACATAAATTTGATTGTCTGATAGGTGCTACATTTGGGTCAAATGGGCTATGGGTGTTGCAATGGTCTACGTTCTGTATGTAGATACGTCCAGTCTGTGCTCGTTCCTGTGCTAGTTGCACAAATAGATCAATTGCTGGTATAGACTTTTTACGGATACTAGGATCAGATTCGTAGATCTTGTATAGTCTCTCGAACTCGTCTTGGTCTGAGAAGAAGGAGTCATATAGGTTAGGTACATCAGATGGACTAAATAGGGTAATAGTCCCACCCTCAATCATACGTTGGTACATAAGCTTGTTGATTTGTACACCGTAGTCTAGGTGTCTAACTCGGTTCTCTTCTACACCACGGTTGTTCTTAAGTACTAGAAGTGACTCAACCTCTAAGTGCCATAGCGGATAGAATAAGGTAGCAGCTCCACCTCTAATAGCACCTTGAGAGCAAGATTTTACTGAGGCTTGAAATAGTTTGATGAAGGGAATTAATCCTGTATGTTTAGCTTCACCTCCACGTATCTCACTACCTAAAGCACGAATACGTCCTACGTTTACGCCTATACCTGCACGTTGGGAGATATAGTTAACTATGGCTGATGATACCGAGTTGATAGAGTCAAGTGAGTCATCAGTGTCTAAGAGTACACAAGAGCTGAACTGCCTAGATGGTGTTCTGACTCCACCTAGTATTGGTGTAGGTAAAGATAGTTTGAATGTAGATGTTGCTTCATAGAAATCCTTTACATACTGTAGTCTAGTTTCTCTAGGGTAGCTAGCGAATAAGCACAGGGAAACTAGCATGTAGATGAACTGTGGAGACTCATATATTTGACCTGTTACCCTGTTCTGTAGGAGGTACTTGCCCTCAAGTTGTTTAACTCCAGCGTAACTGAAGGTGAAGTCACGTGCATGGTTAATAGAGTCCTCTAACTCTGATAGCTCTGCACTAGAGTAGTCCTCAAGTATGTGCTTGTCGTAGTGGTTAGACTTTACTAAGGTGTTTATGTGTAATTCTAATGATGGAGGAGTAAAACTGCCAAATGCTCGTTTACGTAAGTGGTACATAGCTAACCTAGCAGCTACGTACTGGTAATCTGGTGATTCCGTAGATATGAGATCAGCAGCAGACTTTATGATTGTTTCGTGGATATCTGAAGTCGTTATGCCATCGTAGAACTGGATACGTGACTGTAGCTCTATTGTTGATACAGATACTCCCTCTAGTCCTTTTACAGCCCAAGATATAACTCTGTGGATTTTGTCTAGGTCTAGTGGTTCTGTATTACCATCTCGTTTGGTTACTTGGATGTGTTTAGTCATGTGTTCCTCTAGTAGTTAAGTTTTTTAGGGTCAACTACTGTATAGGTTTGTAATTGTATTATCAAGGGTAAGATTACCTAGATGTAGTCACTAAGTTTAGGTAGTTTTGGTGGGAAAATGTAGAGTAGTACACTTATGATAGCTGATGCTACAGTAGCTACTATTAGACCACCAAATGATCCTGCAAATAGAAATGATATAAAGGTAAGGACAAATAGATCTAGTAGTGCATCTAAGTATCTCTTACGCTCAAACTTAACCTTGATTATCCAGAAGTTGAATGCAACAGCCAACCCCACTATGATGAATGGGATTAGATCCATGTCAAGTTCTCTCGTCTAAGATTAGTTGTAGTTTGGCTTCAGGACCAATGAAAGACGGATCTTTGATTAGTTTACCTAGAGAGTCAAATTTTTTGTTTACTAGTTTTTGGTTATTAGCCTGCATAACTAGGTTAACAGCTTTAGTGATTTGGTTAGGGTTTAGTCCTAACTTTGCCATAGAGCCTACTGAGAAGATTAATGCATCACAAGCCTTGTCTAGACGCTGTACATCAGTTAACTCACCAGGAGCTAGGTCTAAGATAGCTCTTGATACGTCCTTAGCTGATGTAGACTCTGAACCAACTGCGTGAGCTAGTTCAGCTAGGTTAAAATCCTCTAATGCTTCCTCAATTTGGAAGCTAGATTCTAAGAAGTCATCGTAACCTTTAGTGATGAGTCCAGCATCAAGATTGAACTTGTGAATCTGTTTGATTGGGTTTTGCACTAACGGACTCCTTTGTTGAGTTGTGCGAGTACCTTAACTAGCACGTAGTGAGAGGCTAGATCTGATACAGGTAAGTCTTCTAGTGATGTTAAGACTTTGTGTGTAATAGAGTCGATAAGTTCTCCACGTTCCTTTGAACTTGCTGTTTCTTCTGATTTACCCATCATTCCTTTAAGTGCTCCGAATAGGTCATCCATTTCTGGTAGTTCTTTATTATTTTCCATTTGTAAATCCTTTATTGTTAGTTAATTCTGTATATTAGAAACTCTTGATAGCCAGAGTAGTACTTATGTTCCTCACCATCGTAGTTGGCTATAAAATGACCAGCTCCTTTTAGTTTAGCGGTTGACTTCCACTTCTCTTCATCAAAGTAGTCGTGTAACCCTTTAGGTATGTCGTGTAACATAATATCATCAATGCAACTATCTAGCCTTTTCTCTAGTACTTCAAACAGCTCATGTTCAAGTAGTACGAGATAGGTTTGAGTACCATAGTGGAACTCGTTACCGTTTGTAGTAAACTCTTCACTTAGTAATAACACTTCAGGTTCTAGTTCTAAGTACCTGCCTAGAGCTATTGCCTTTAGTTGGTCTGTATCTAGCTGGTGTTGGCATATAAACTTGTCTATGTTAGTTGACATTAGTTTTATTCTCCCACCTAGTAAGTAGTTGTTCTTTATTGAACCAGTAATCCTTACCTTCGATTAAGAGGGTTAGTTCTTCTGGTGTCATAAAGTCCTTGTATACATCTCTTATTAGGCGATCAGTTGCTACGTCAGAGAAGTCTTGTTGTGCTTTGACCTCATTACCCTTACCTTGGATAATCGTGCTATAGGTGTGTACCATAAAACTAGAGTGATCTGATACTTCTATTGAGGTACAACACATAGCTATCATAGTTCCAGCTGAACCAACTGTACCAGTGATGTAACCAGTTATGTTAGCCTTACACTTTTTCATAGAGTCCATAACGGCTATTGTAGTATCTAGGTCACCACCAGGGGTGTTTATGTGCATTTTTACATCATCACCTTCGTTACACTGAGATAGAGTGTACTGGAGTTCATTGTACAGGTGGGGTTCTACGATGGTATCTGTAATGTAGATGTTCACGTACTTCCTATCAGGACAGTAGTTAAGTCCAGTAGTGAACTTACCTCTCACAACTACAGGTACATACAAGTCCCATACCCGTGTTGGTTCTTTTGGTAACTCAAATTGTAGATCTGACATTAGGTAGTCCTTGTATTTAGGTAGTATCAGTCCACTTACCGTCTGTGAACTTAGTGTTGGTAACCTTAGCGTCTGTAGCACCCTCTGTAGTCTTTAAGATCTCAGCTACTAACGATGAGTAACCTGCAATATCTCTCCATGAATCTACGTAGAGTGGGTCACCATTAGCTATACGAGCTAGCTTGTGGCAGATGTTGTTGATTGCTTCGACTATGAAGGGTGGTAAGGGCGTAGTTGGTTGTTGGTGGTTATTGAAATAGTGACGGATCATTGTCTGAGATAGTGCTTGAGATAACTCAGCTTGCTTCTCGAATGACCCATACCTTTTCCCACGTTGATCTAGAGTTTCTTTTACTGAATCTTGTGGGAGTGGTTGTGGTTCTTCCATAGGTAACCCTTAGTTGATAGCGTCTTTGAATGCTTTAAAAGCAGTAAACTTAGCTTTGATTTTTCCACTGTGTAGAGTGAATGGTTCAAATCTACCGAAGCCTACAATAGATACAGCAGAGCCATTCTCTAAAGTTTCGATGATTGCTTGATTTACTTCGTCTAATGCGTAACGAGCTGCTGCTCTGGTTGGAAATGAGCCATTGTTTACTAGTGCATCTGCTAGTTGCTTAGTTGTAAGTCTTGCCATAGTTTTACCTTTCTAGTTTATTAAGTACACCTGTAATCTCTCTAATGCTAGCGTTGTGCGTTAACGTGTGGAGAGTAGCCCAATCAGAACCTAGCTCTAGGTCAGCACTGTTAGGTACTACCTGGTCTTCCATAAAGTCTTTCTCTAAGATTGGTACTATACGGTTGTTAAGCCATTGTATGATCTTAGGGTCATCTCTTATCTCAAAGTAGATAGAGTCGTAGATGGTAGAGGTTACTTTGATGTCATCTTGGTAACCAGCTTGGTCGATTAGTTGGTGTATTTTGTTGATTGCAATCTGTGTAAGTATTGACCATACCTGACAGGTTGCGTTAGCTAGTGTTCGGATGTCTTTAGAGGGGTTGTCAGTCCATATAGAGAATCCTAGTGCTAGATGAAGTTTGCCGTGTTCTATGGCAGTTGGTAGCACATACTCTTCCCTGTAGCGAGTAATGCCAGGATACATGTCGTTGTGGTAAGCATTGAAAATTCTCTCTGCATCCGCAAGTGGTATACCTGCTGTAGCTGCTATGTTTGGTGGGAATGAGCCATCGTTGTATTCAATACTAGTCGTTAAGTAGTACCAGTTCGCTTATGAACTTCTGCTTATCTCTAAACAGAGTAGACTATATCATTACCCTTTTCAGGGTACTATACGTTTCCACTCACTTGAGTGTACTCCCTTACGGGATAGTCGTTGGGGTTAAACCTTTTTCCACAAATACTTGTAAGCTCTTTTCTGCCTACCTGAAAGTACATTACTTATAGGACCTGATGAGCTAACACCAAGAAAATCTTTAGCCTCTTTAAGAGATCTAAACGTTCTTACCACGTCACCAGTAGGCTCATTTATCATCTGTAACCTGATGGTTTTGGTGTTGAGTACGCCTACAAGTTTATGCCTAGCCTTTATATTGTCGGCAGAGGAACTTTTGTATTCCTCTGTTAGACCAAGTCTTGCAGCTGCTTTACGAAGTGACACACTAAGTGCTGAACACTTTAGACCAACGTAGAAAGAAATGTCTACTAAGGTTATACCTTTAAGGTACATGTTAGTGAGTATGTCCTCTAGTTGGCAATTCGTGTAAGTAGCCTGACAAGATCTTAAACCTGTGTCGTAAGCGTGCTTTAGGTTTTCTGAGTCAGTAGACCACTCTAAGTTACACAAGCTGTTATTTAACTTATTACCATCTATGTGGTTTACAGTACGTTTGTTACCAGAATTTGGTAAGAAGTGTTTTGCTAGTAGTCTATGGAGTGAAACTTTCTTAGTAAAACCATTAGAACTTAGGTCTACGTGCAAGTAGCCATTAGCACCAACCCAGAGCTTCTTAGTTACGTTTGATACTGTCATTGTTACACTACCCTCTGTGCTTATTGTGTAGTTCGGGAAATTTTCTATTACCTTTATCATATAAGATTCCTTTGTTTGTTATAGTGTACCAGGTTGCTTACTTAGATAAATATAAAAGTTTAACCTGCTGATTTTCCATAACTAACCGCTTGTTCATGGCCTGTAATAGGTTATAGGTTAGTTTAACTGGAAGTCCCAGCATTTATATAGTTGTTCGATATGGATTACTCCATAAAGGCGCATGTACGTCTACGCTAATGCGAAGCTTGTTGCTTTAAAGAACCCTCTGATTTTTACAGCAGCAGGTACTTTGTCGTCTACAAGCTTCTTTAGTAATCTAGATGCCTTAGTTATGTCATCTAGTAGTTCTTTGGTTGTAATACCTAGAATAACGGCTACTCTGTCTGGTACATAGTAACAGGCAGCTAGTGAATGACCATCTAGCCCTTGAGTGAATATACCAAGTTTGTTTTTGTCACCAGATAGGTTAGCTATTACACGATCTTCGCTTATATGTTATGTAGTTCGTTAGACTACTCCACAATTTATTGTGGTATCGGACTATATCTTTACCCTCCGTGTAGGATAGGGTAGGAACTGTTTCGACTTCACTTGAAGCCTACTCTACGTGCGTAGATAGTCTCTGAACGCGTCCAGTTAATTTTTCGTGCCAGGTATAAGTACCCAGTATTTGCGTATCTTACACCAGTAGCTTTTACTTGTGGTTTTACGTCGTTATCACAGTAACCCTCTTTGTAGAAAGAGTCGTCGTCTAACTTTGTGATAACTATTTTCATGTAATCCTTACATTCTATGTAAGCGTAATTGTACATTTTCATACAGTCTCCTTTATTGATTAAAGTATAGTCTAAGTACGATTACGGGACTATTAAATTAACTATCTTTCGCTGCTGATTGGCTTAGGTTTCCCCTTAGCGTTCCAGCAATTAAATTCCATTATTACTCACCTGTTACTAGGTAAGACCCCCGATATATTAAGGGCGGCGTAATCTATAGCTCCTATAACAAAACCATGTGGTGCTGTGAAACACTCCTTTATAGGTTTGGAGAATATAGATCCTGATGAAGGGAAATTCAACATGTTAGGGTTAGCTGATGTAGGTCTACCTGACTTAGCTCCTAGGAGTTTTACAGTCCCGTACAATCTACCGTCTATGCTGTAGTTGTAGAATCCCTCTATGAAGTTATTCTTAACTATGGCTGCATATGAGTGATCTATGAAGGCTTGAGTGAAGTTAGTTACATCTGGTTTGTTGGTTAGTTTGTTAACTCGCTCAACTTGCTTTCTGTCCCAACTAGCTAAACCAGTCTTCTTGGAGAATGACTCTGACTCAATGCCTAGGTAGTTAAATAGTTTTTGTAGTTGAAGTGTGCTACCTGGATTGAACTTAGGGAATTCTACAGGTAACTGTTTGATCTGCTCTAGGTACTTTACGTTGTACATGTCAGACTTATCTTTGTCTAACCTGGACATAGCTGTTATAACGTCAACGTTTGTTAGGGGTAATGTTCCAAGTAGTAGCTTCTGTAGTATTGGGTATTTTCCTTGGAGTTTCTTTACCTCGTTAGCTGACCACTTAGGTATACCAGTAGGTAGTAGTTCTTCTGGAGGGTCTATACTAGTTCTTAATAGGAACTCTCTCATAAAGTAGCTACGGTGTACCATATCCTTGTGTTTAAACTCTTTAGTGTAGTAGCTAGGTTCTCTTAGTTTAGTTTTTCTGTCAGCTACGTAGTCTAGTTTTAGATCTGCATGACGAAGTACAAGGAAATTACGAATGGTCTTGTTATCTTCTAATCTAGTAGATACTGAAGCTAGTACCTCGATTAAGGTTTCCTCTAGTGCCTCAACCTTGTCCATGTCTATATGTAGACCATTGTCCATCATACGTACAGTGTCCTTAAGTAGGTGCTTAGCTACTTGTTTGTAGAAGAAGTCATCTGGATAGGTTGAGTCCTTTGGGTTAGGAGCAGGTAGTAAGTCCCAAGGTGAATGAGGGTCTGATGTTGTAGGGTTAAGGTATTTAGGTTTCATAGTTAGTCTACAATTCTCCTGAGTGATTCAGTCCAGTCTTTCTTACCTGAAGCTACTTTCTTGGACAAGCCTGCAGAGGAATAGCTACCAAACCCACAATCCCATATATCCGGATCGTAATCAGTAATGACTGGTTCTCTCACGTAGTAGAAAATGTAACCGTTGGGATCAGTAGCTTTGTAGTTCCAGATAGTCTCTTGTTTTAAATATTTGCGTTTGCAAGTTTTCATAACTAGTCCTTAATTTTTCTTAATGATTTCTTCCAATCTTTCTTACCTGACACTACCTTGTAGGATAAACCTACACGGATGGAGTCAATGAAACCTGAAGGAAAGTGGGAAGAAAACTCACTACTCCAAAATCTTGAAGCGCAAGTGGCTATATGTGGTTTTTCTTTAAAGTAGAAAACGCTACCATCCTTATCAGTAGACTTGTAATTCCACACTAACTCATGTTTGTGGTATTTACGTTTGCAAGTTTTCATTGTGATTCCTTTAAGTTGTGTTGCATTACATTCCATATCCACATAGTTGCACATGGGTCTGTTGCAGCGTAGAGTAGTAGCTTAGGGTCATTTAGGTTATCGAAGTGGAATAACTCATCAGACACACTCCAAGCTCCATAAGCACAACCAGCTAGTTCCTTTAGCCCTGTTGTAGCATGTTGTATGTCTACGTGGTTAGCTAGTGTTTTAGCTAGTATCTGGCTATCCTCGAAGTCTATAGGGTGTCTTAGTGTATAGAAATAGATATGCTTACCATCAAAAGAGTAGTTATGCCATATCTGTTTTACTTTAGTTGTGACTATGAAGTTTAGGATTAGTTCTGTGATTTCTACACTGTCGAGTATGAATACTTTTGCTTCTTCTTCGTTCCATGCTACTTGGAAGTGAGTTAGTACTGTGTGCATTGGATGGCTTAGTGCTGAAGAGTGCAGTTTAGCTTTAGCTGCACGTCTAACTTGCTTGGGTAGGGACTCGTCTAGCGATGTAGCTAGTAGCTCAACTCTGTCCTCGTCTGAGTACCTTGTAGAGGTTTCTAAGTCACAAGCTATGGTAGAGAAGGAGTTTAGTTCCTTTAACCACCTACGAGCTACAGTTAGGTCTGAAGTACTCTCGTAGCTGACTTTGACTAGTTGATCCATAGTTAGTCCTTAATTTTTCTGAGTGATTTTTCCCAATCTTTTTTACCTGAAGCTACTTTATTAGAAATACCTATAGGGGAATAGATACCATTTTCACAGTGCCATACACCTAGGTTGTAATACACAGTAATTGGTTTTTCTGTGTAGTAGAAAGTATAACCATTCTTGTCGGTGGCTTTGTACTCCCATCTCTTTTCATGTTTTAGGTACTTACGTTTGCAAGTTTTCATTAGAGTTCCTTTAAGTTTGTTAGGTGGATTGCATTAACTAGGTTCTTACGTGCTCTTGAGCAAGCTACGTAGTATAGATTAAGTGAGTCAATCTCCTCTTGATCCTTAACGTAGTTTGGGTTACCAATGAGTTCTGGTAGAAGGTCTTCTACTGAGCTGTTTAGGTCATCTGCTATGTAAACTTCATCCATTTCTAGTCCTTTGACAGAGTGAGCGGTAGCTAGGATGTAGTTGCAGTGAGACTTCTCATGGGACTTAGCTATTTTGTGTGCTTCGATTACAGCACTGGAGGTATGGGTTAGTACCACGGATAATGCAGTAGTTAACCCTATGTCGTCGGAGTGTTGTATCTTTAAGTAGGTCAGTAGCTTACCATAAGAACCTGTTGGGTTGGTTTTGTACCAATCGTTTAGTTCTTCTTGTAGGTGACTGTATTCCTTGTCCTTGATCTCGCCACCTTTCTTGAAGTAGCAAACCATTAGTGCTGTTTTGAATATAGCTGAGGCTGGTCTTACTAGGGCATAAGGTGTGTTGCTAGCGTTTAGCTCGATCATCTTACCAATGAGGGCAGAGTTAGTTCTGGTTATGTAACCTTTAGACTCTATTAAATTAAGGTTGCTATAGGTGATACCAGAGAACTCCATGTTGGAATCCATGTAGGTACTACAGAATCGTTGGATGTCGTTAGCTATGTGTGAAGATACTCTCCAAGATTTGGTTAAGCTAAACTCCTTTCCTTGACCTTCTAGTAGTTTGAAAGCGTTAACTGTGTGGTTGAAGCTAAAGATGTTTTGATGTTTGTCACCTACAGCTATCTTACGTTTAGCGGGTAGTAGTAGGAAGATCTCTAGAGTTACCTCGTTTAGGTCACCAGCTTCGTCTAACATTAATAGGTCTAGTTCATCGTATACAATGTGACCAGATGCTAGTAGTTGGTGGAATACCTTCAGGTAGAAGTAGTGAGTACAATCTATTTTAGCAGAGTACATGTAGTCAAGGTGTTTGACTGCTATGTCTGCTAACCCTGGGTCTATTTGGTACTCTTCTGTGTAGCTGTCGAAGTCTAGGTGTTTTGATAGACAAAACTTCTCAACGTGGCTTATCACTGTAAGTTTGTCTTCGTATGTGATACGGTCTTTGATAGCCTTGTAGTTGAAGTAGCCTAGCTTTAAGCCTAGTAGGTTCACAGTTCTTTGGTAAGCTAGAGAGTGTGTAGTTCTACACTCTACTGTAGCTGAGGGGAACTTTCGTGATGCCTCCGTAGCTATTGACTTGGTGTATGCTAGGTATAACGCTTTCTGTACAGGGAGTTGCTTAGATGCTTCTACTAGTAGGTGGGTTTTTCCTGATCCAGCTATAGCGTTAACCATTACTAGACCTTCATGCTTTAGTAGATAATCTATTGGTGCTTGTTGTTCTGAAGTTGTGCTCATGTTAAAACTAGTTCCTGATGTAGTTGTTAAAGGTAAGCCTACTCGCTAAAGTAGACTTAGTTTAACTGCTAGTTAGTGTTTCTCTTGAAGCTAGCTCGTGCTGGTTTTTTAGCTGTGGCTGTAGCTGTAGCTGTGTCTGTGGCTGAGTTCTTACCACGACCACCTGCAATCCACTTCTTGATGTCATCTTCTGTCAAGTCATCTTTGTAGGTGATGTTGTTGGCATACTTCTCTTCTACAAGTGCAAACCTTGCTCCGATTTCTGCGTCATTTACTAACTCTTCAGCTGAAGCTCCATTTTCATCAAAGAAAGCCTTAATGACTAAGTTTTGTCTGATTTTGCCTTCGTATCGTGAGTATTCTTCTTGGACGTGTACGTACACAGAAAAGTCTGACAATTGGTCGATAACGGTGAAGTCTGTTTGTTTGTTATCCTTCCCTACAGGGTGAGTTTCTTCTGAGAATTGGAAGTCATCACCATCTACCATCCCAGCGATAACGCCTAGTTTTACTAGTAAACCGTATCCGATTTCGTTAACGTTACCATCTTTTTTCTGTACGTATGGACCGTACAGTACTTGTGAGTTTCCGTTGTAGTCGATATTGAAGTTTACTTGCTCTGCTTTACTACCGTTGGTGTTACTAGGAGTTAAGTTGGCGAAGTTAATATGGATTGGGTATACCCCAGAACTACCAATAAAGTTAGCACCTGTTGTTTCTTCGATTGTGTCTGCTGATGTTGAGATTTTAGTTTGCATGTTGTTATTCCTGTTATTGAAGTTCGTATTCCGCAGCTGAATTGCTACTTTTGGTTAATAAGTCTAAATGGTTTTGTAAGTTGAATTCTGATGCCTTGCATTTATCAGGTAATTCGTCAATGAATGTTCTAGCTGAGTACTTAGGTTCACGATAGTAGATTGTACGTTTAGTACCATTTACATCAATGAATATAGCTTCGTCTACAATAGATGTGAATCCACCTGTCTTACTGAAGTTACCTTTACCTACTTGGATGAACCTGTTGGTTTTATCGTCAAATATTGCGTGACTAATGATAACTAGGTTGATGTCTGATTCTAATAAAGACAACTCAAGGAAGTTAATAAACTCCTTTATTTCTTTGTCTAGGGTAGTGTAGACGTCAAAACCTGAGTATTTTCCAATACATGCATCATAGAGGCTGTTGAAGACCCTACTAGCTGAGTCAATTACAATTGTTTCAGGGTAATCCCCGAACTTGTTGTTGTAAGCTTCTATCTTGTCTGTAATGAATGTAACCATATCAGATGCTAGTGAGAATTCCTTGATAGTAGCGTGTGGGATAGGAAGGCTGTAGTCCTTACCATCGTGGTTAATAACTAGGGCATTCTGTAAGTCCTTAGTTAGGGTTGTTTTACCAGTATTGGATAATCCTGAGATTAACAGTTTTACTGCCATATAGTACTCCTTTTGGTTGGTTGTGTTAATTTACCTGTGTGGTTTTTCTTGTTTGAAGTTAGTACACCTAACTACCTTTATGTCGTCATACTTTTCTATGACTGGCATCTTATGGAAATCTAGGTGCTTACAATCATCAAGTTTGTTGTTTGAGCAAACCATACACATTGAACCTTTAGGGTGGTGTGTTAGTCCTTGCATTTAGCTCTCCTTATGAATTTTACTGGTTTGTCTGGAAGTTTTAGACGGTAGTCTTGAGCTAAAATGTAGTGTAGCTCAGGGTTAGATTTCCATACATTGACAGATCCAGCTATGAGTTTTACTGTGTTATCTATGATCTCCATGTCTAGGTCTGTAACTAGGTGAGTTAACACTGTTACCTTAGAAGGGTAGTCCTTTAGTGGCTTACCAGTTTTCTCTGATATCCTACCCACTTGTGGTGCTGTTATGAAGACTAGACTAAAGGAGTCGATTGAATAACCATTCTTCCTTGCTAGCCATACGTATAGACACTGTTGAAACCAGTAGGGTCTGGAGATCTTAGTTGGTGCTGTTAGTGCTGATGTAGTCTTGTAGTCTACGATTCTAGACCCTCTGATAGCATCTACAGATCCAGCAACCCATACACCTTCAACTAGCTTGTGGGTTAGGAATAACTCAGTTTGTGATGGTACGTTGTAACGTAGGTATTCTGAGATCAGCGTATCTAACATGATAGGGTAGTTAGTCAAGATACGTTGCTTGTCTATGTCCTCTGGTAGGTTAGTGATGAAGTCTGTAATTAGGTTGTGGTGGACAACACCTTCTCTAACGTACATCTCTGCTCCTGCATGTACACAGTTACCTAGGTTGCTTGCTGTGTTACCTACGAAACCCTCCTCACCTAGTAGGAATTCACGAAACCAGTTAGTTGTTTCGCTGAAGTACCTAGATACCTGTGATGGTGAGATTCGGAAGTCTTCTTCAGGGATAATACCCTTGCCGCTGTTGTAGCCAAAATAGTCATGTTCTTTCATTGTTTTCCTTTATATGTGCCTAAACCTAGAGCTATAGTTCTGTCTACTACTTCACTAAAACCAGAGTTTAGTAGTTCTAGGTCTTGTGATGGATCTTGTGAGATAAAATCACCTGTATCACTAATGGTGAATACGTTACTAGGGTCAGAGGAAAGACAGTGAACCTGAAAGTAGGGTTGTTTCCAGTGTAGATGGTTATTTGTGAATCAGTTGTCATAGAATCTCCTAACTTGTGATAGTATTTTGTCCAGTCTAGATTCCTCCATAGGGACAGTCCAGTAGTTACTTACGTCTTGCAGTAATGTGAGTGTCTCGTCTAGTGAAGCTCCTAAGTGCTGGGAGTGGTAAGCTGCTCTTATTAGGTTTCTAGAGCCACTACCGTTCTCTGCGTTAAAAGCGTAGTGGAATGTCTCTAAGCTGTCTTGTAGGAGAGCTGACTGTTGTTTAGTGGATAGACTAGCAGTTGGTTTAGCTTTAGTTACTAGAGTTTCGCTAGTGGTTATTAGGTAAGGTCTAACGGCTAATGGGGTAGCATCTGTAACTGATAAGGTTGGTCTACCAGCGTAACTGAAGAATATCTGTGACTGGGGTAATGGATCTACTACTATAGCTAGATCGTTAGCTATTAGGGAGTAGAAAATCTTCCAGTCTACATTAGGTAGCTCTACGGTAGCATCTAGTTCTATTAGGACTCTGAATTTGTATTCGTTAGCAGGATCACTAGACAGTGCTACGTGGTGGTTAATGTCAGATAACATGAAGTGAACTTCTTCGTAAGATAAGGAAGACTTGTCTACGTCAAGTACTAACCACTTAGTTCCACCTACTACGTTATCCTTACCTCTAGTACCGTTAGTGAACTTAAAGGGGGAGTAGGCGTAGTCACCTTGAAGTAGGTAAATAAGTTCTGAGAAAGTACTCTCTTCTGTAACTAAACCTGTAGACGTAGTTGAAGCTATTGATTGCTTGATCTTGGATACTACTTCGGTAGGCTCGTTATCCAGGATTGCTTTGTTTAGTCTGGAGTTGTCTATAGGTTTGAATGAGACTACTAGTTCATCAGTTTTTACTATAGGCTCATATCTGATAGAGGTCTCGTTATTATGTAACGTGTATACTCCATCTAAGTTATAACCTGTAGCTAAACTAACTAGTTCTTGTAGTTTTGTTTTTGTTACCCCTGTCAGGAATCCTCTCTTTTTTAACTCATGTGCTGTGATTACTGAGTAAGGCAGTGATGAGTCATCGTGAAGTACTACAGTTGTTTTAGCGTAGTCTGCAAATTGTTCGTGAGGTGACTTGTTTAGTACAGTCTCAAACGCCTCCATGTCTCTGTCTAGTAGCTCACAGAATCTAATAGCTTCTACGTAGTGTTCTAGTTCTACAACGTCTGATCTATCCATGAATGCAAGTGCTCCAGCTAGTTTTAGGGCTTTCCACTGGAGATGGGTTCTGATTAGGGCGTAGATAGATTCTTTGTTAGGTAGTTTGGATACTAGCTCGTAGTTGTATCTTTTGTATATGGTGAATGTACCAAATATGTCATCAGATAAAGTTATGAGTGTGTTGTTAGTCTCTAGACCGAAGTTAGTAATGTCCTCCACTAAGAGTTTAGTTTTGTCTCTAGCTACTTGTGAACGTTTCTCTGTCTCAAAGACATGAGCTATAAGTTTCTTGCTGGAGGAGAAAGACTCTGCTGGTACATCTTCTGGGTGGAAGGCTAACCAAGAACGTCTAGCTAGCTTTGAGGAGAATGCAACCATAAAACGTTTTCTTGTATTCTCGTCATAGAGTAGTTGGTCAGGTGAGCTAACGAAGAGTGCTGACATAGAAGCTCCGTTGATCTCACCTGCTCTGGATTCTATACCTTTGTTGTATGTAGCTTCCTTGTTACCTAGATCGTAGACTTCTGATAGTATCTTGATGTTCTCTGTTGTATTAGCATTGTGGGCTAGTTCGTCTGCAAACTCACCAGAGTATACGAATGTACTGCCTAGAGGGAGTTTACTTACGTCATTAGCTAGTTGAACTAGTCCAGGTCCTGTAGTGATGCTAGTACGTAGTGGAGGGATTGGTGTTAAGTAGTCGTTGTAGACTTGTGGAAGGTTAGGTGAATCCTCTCCTGCTTTAGTAGCTAGGGAGATTGCTTCTGCTTTAGTCTCTTCTTCTAATACTTCGTTGATGTGTTTGTATGCATCTGAGAAACACTTCTTGATAGCTCCGTTACATAAGTCTTTACCTCCACCAGAACCTAGGAATATGAAAGAGATACTGTTAATAGGTACTGGAGTTCCATCCCATAACTCTAGGTTACGTCTGAATTGCCCAGCAAAGTTTGTTAGGTGGGATAGTGCAATAGTTATCTTAACCTTCTCAGGGATGTTAGTTTCGGCTATTGTGTCTGTTAAGCTAGCTACTATCCTGTTTGAGGGTGAGTTAAATGCACCTAGGGTTGTTAGCTCATCTCTTAGTATTTCTAGCATGAGTTGTTCCTGTAGTTAGATTGCTACCTTACCTGCTATATGAGGATGAGGGTTGTAATCGTGTAATGTGAAGTCTTCAAACTTGTAGTCGAAGATACTATTAGGTTTGCGATTGATTGTTAACGTTGGTAGTTTTGTTGGGGTTCTAGATAGTTGTAGGTCAACCTGTTCTTGGTGGTTATTGTAGATGTGTGCATCACCTATGGTGTGTATGAAGCAACCTACCTCTAGGTTAGTTTGTTGTGCCATCATATGTAGAAGTATGGAGTATGAGGCTAGGTTGTAAGCGATACCTAGAAATGCATCACCACTACGTTGGTACAGTTGTAAGGATAGTTGATTGTTGGATACGTAGAACTGGAAGAATGAGTGACAGGTAGCTAAAGCCATCTTGCCGTTGTGTACGTTCTCCTGTGGGCTTATAGATTCGTCTGGTAGATCTGATGGATTCCAAGCTGTTACTATAATTCGTCTACTGTTAGGATTAGATTTGATTAGGTCAACTGCTTGCTGGATTTGGTTGATTGTAGATCCATCTGGGTTAGCCCAACAAGTCCATTGCTTACCGTATAGTGGACCTATGTCACCATTCTCTGTAGCCCACTCGTTCCAGATACGTACTTTGTTTTCCTTCAAGTAGGAGATGTTAGTGTCTCCTCGAAGAAACCACAGTAGTTCGTGTAAGATGGAGGGGAAGTGGAGTTTCTTTGTAGTAACTAGAGGGAATCCTAGAGATAAGTCAAACCTCATCTGAGTCCCAAATAGAGAAGTAGTTCCAGTCCCAGTACGGTCACTTTTAGGTGTACCGTGTAGTTTGATGTTTGTTAGTAGTTCATGGTATTGTTTCAAATTAGTTCTCCTAGTGACGGTGGTATGTCCATCGTGAAGGGGTTTAGGTAGACTGCTCTACTGTTGTTGTTAAGACTAGCAGCTATGGTTGTGTATTCGTTACCTAGAAAGTCTACTACTCTTATGGGGTAGTATCCTTTGACAGGGTTGTTGAATTGTTTAAGTTCCTCTAGCTCGTTGTAACAAGACTCAGCTAATGTATAGTTTAGGTGTAAACTTTTGGCGAGTACTAGTGCTTGAGGGTAAGTCCAGTATGGGTTGTTCTTGTTGTAGTAGGAAACTACCCACCTACTTTTATGAGGACATACGTTTTCCCAGTCGCTGTAGTTATCGTGAGTTAGTACTTTGTTAGTTATACTAGTTCGGAGCATAGTTTACCACTCATAACTTTACGTCTTTTAGACACTGCTTTTATGAACTCCCTGTCTCCAGCTGTGTCAAGTAGTCTGTCTACGTTGTTTTCTTCCCATACGTCCATAAACTCCCAGTTTTTTGTACGAGTCCTAAGTCTACACCTAGAGCAGGTGTTAACAGGATTATGCTCGTAATATAGATAGTCACCCTCGACTACGATTGCAGTAGTGAACTTAACAAGATCAGTATCAGAAAACAGTACTACTACAGGATCAAACCTTTCAAGTTTCCTGCATTCAATACTACTTGACATACAAGTTAGCTTGATAATGTCGTAGTCTAGTGCGCCAACTCTACCGTTGTTTCTTCTGATCCAAGCTTCACACTCCTCTTTAGTAGTGCAAGATACTATGGTTTCTTGGCAACCATCAAAGTCTACCCCTGTGTAATCGTGTATTTGATACTCAGTAGTTTCTGATTTGTCTTCTATAAGATCCATAGATAGCTCCTTTTTGATTTGGCTTTGGGGAAGTGTGGCTGACTTAGTAACTATAAACTAGCTATTTTATTAAAGTCTCCTCCTTTGAATGTGTCACTTACGTGTCGTACCCAATGCCTATTAGGCTTAGTAGACTTTAGTAACTCCGTATGCTGTAGCTCCCAGTGGTCTAGGTACTGCCAGTACTTAGTGGTACTAGCACCTTTTACATTGTCATCTAAGTAGTGTACCTGTTGGTTTTCAAACCTAGTGAATATAGAAAACCCAATTAAGTTACTCTCTACGTCGAGGATTACTACTGGATCGTAAGTCACTAGTTTCCTAGAGGGTGTGCTACTTTCTAGATGGTGTACTTTCATTATCTGAAAGTCATTAGAGTTCATAGTACCTTTCTTACTGCCTACCCATTCTTCACATTCCTCTAGTGTGGCGAAGTGTAGGTAGCTAGATCTAGGACAACCATCAGGTTCTGCACAGGATACGTAGTCTACGATAATGTACTCTGAGGCTAGTTCAGCAGTAGATTCTTTATTTGTACTCATGATTCGTACTCCTCTAGTAGTCTCCGTTCGATTGCTGGGTTGATCTTAGACTTTAGCCAGTCAGCTCTGTAGCCTAGGCGATCTAGTATGTAGTAGTCGAACTCTACGAAACCAGTGTAGTCTAGGTCACTAGGTGCTGGAGTTAGTCCAGTCCAAGGTAGCTGACGGAAGTGGTGTAGTACCTTAACTTGGCAAGGTATCCCAGTTATCTCTGTACGGAATGTTCCAATTTGCTTAGGCATATCAGGGACACCAAGGTGAGGTTAGAGAGCTGTGGCATACTAAGACGATAACAAAGCTATGTCTTGTAGAGTAACGCTTAAGTACCTCGTTAGATTGAGCTATTAGGTCAATACGGTTAAGTTCACTAAGTTCTGTAGCTACGTGCTTGAACTCCTTGTTGTACCAAAGTACAGCGTAGTTACCTACATCGAAGAATGGTTTACTAGGAGTTCTAGGGGTTAGATGGTTATGAGCTGTCATACGTTGTACCTACGGGTATAGAAGTTTATCTTAGCGTGTATGCCACAACCATTGTCTTCGTCTGCTAGGTAGTAAGGTATAGATTTGGTTAGTTTAAAGTTCTTAGGTATAGGCGGAAAGAATGTATCACTATTGTCTGGGTATGTGTAGTGTTCAGTTAGGATGAGTTTGTGTGCGTGAGGTAATGTGATTGCTTCTTTGTATAGTTGCCCCCCACCTATGATGAAAGTTTCCTTTTCAGGTATAGTTCCAGCGTAGTATAGGGCTTTAGTTAGGGAGGTAAAGGTTTGATCAGGGTACTTCTTATGTAGCTCCTTGCAGGATGTTACGATTAAGTTTACTCTGTTAGGCAGAAATCCATTGGGTAACGACTCATAGGTGTTACGTCCCATTATGACTACTTGATTAGTGGTTTGTAGCCTGAATTGGTACATGTCAATAGGGTCATCTACTAGTAGGTTGCCTTTGTAGCCTATACCTCCATCTAATGTCATTGCTGCTATAATAGTTGCCATAGTATGCTCCTTAAAGGGTTATTGTTTGGGGTGGTTGAAAACGACACTCTCCCTTGTAACCGATGGCTGCATTAAAGGCTATGAAGTTGTCGTATTGCTTTGATACCCTACTGTGAGTATGTCCAAACTGTAGGTAGCGTAACTTAGGGTTGCCTAATAGGTTTAGGTCGTCTGAGAAGAAGAATCCGTTAGTGAGTGATCTTCTGTATTCCTCAGTTACTAGATCTGTGTCTTGTATAGGACAGACGTGAGCTAGTAGGTAGTCACAGTTAGCGTTGCGTAAGGACATTAGTTGGTCTTTGGGCGACATAGCTGTACGAATACCTTGAATGCTAACGTCTCCTCTAGTACCTAGCTTTATGTACCTGAAGTCATTGATTTCTTGTCTCCAGAAGTAGTCTAGTAGTGGATGGTACTTTCTAGAACCACCGTCATACCAGTTGCATAGTCCACCGAATCTAATTCCATCAATATCTACGTAGTCTCCATTTAGGAAATGTATCTTAGGTGACTTGTGGAACATAACCTGTAGATTGATGATACGTTCCCAAGAATCAGCTAGGTCTTTGTGTTCACCTATTAGGTATAGATCATGGTTACCGTAGGTGAAAACTACATGAGCGTTGTATTGCCTTACTAGGTAGTTGAGGAATATACCTGTTAGAGTGTCAGAATGGCTTAAGTCACCAGCTATTGTGAATACGTCGATGTTGCCTGTTGAGGTAAGCTTTTGGTTACAGAAGTAAGCTAACTCCTCGTCTGTTGGTGTCAACGAGGGGAAGTAGCTATCTAAGTGTAGATCTGATAGTGGTTGGACTATCATTCGTTGTAGAGTTCTAAGAGTTTGAACCTAGCAACGTCCCATTCGGTATCTGGGCAAATACCCCAAGTAAGAGGGGTTATTTCACTCTTAATACTATAGCCATTGACAAATTCTACCTCTACTAAACCATTGAAGTCTGGTTTAACATCCATGTTGTCTTGCCATTCGTCAAGCCTAGTGTGGTAATCAGACCATACAGACTTTGCTTTTAACTCCTCTGGCTGTTCTACTTCACGGAGTACCTTGTATTTGTAAGCTCTACCTTTCATGTTGTTATAGTCTGTAGGAATAGATACTACATTTTTAGGGGAGATAGACAAGATTACTGTTCTTCCTCCATGTGCATAGTGTTTCAAGTAACCCCAAGCAGCAAAGTGTAAGCCTCTAGCACAAGTTACATCAGGGTTGTGTTCTACTTCTGATCTATCCATCTTGAGGGTAGATCCTGGAGAATTGTCCATAGTGTTAGTGTAGATGTCCTTAAAGTTGGTATTAACATTCTTGTAAGCTAGAAAGTTTCCTGATTTGGTTAGAGCTAGACCACAGGAGTAGATAAAGTCCCATAACTCACGTACTACCTCTTGTCTTGGGTTTTTAGATAGCTTAACTACAAAGTTGTAGAGTGGTTGTAAGTTTCCACCTTCTCTGTAGATACTTAGTACTTGAGCGTAAAGTGTTTCTGGTAAAGTGAAAACCTTCCCTTGTACCTTGCACTGTAGGACGTCATTGACCATGTAGAAGCCAGTAACGTCAGAGCCAAAGATACGAGTGAATTGTTTGATTGGTTTGACTAGTTCTAGTAGGTGTTCGTCTAATTCCTTAGATGGGGTTTCTATACGGGCAATCTCTAGTGCCTCTAGGTAGTTTGTATGGCTATCCTCAATAGTGTTAGGTACACCATCTAGGATAATAGTTAATGTTGAGTTTGTGACGATATGTGGATACATGGTTATTCCTCTTCTTTTGCGTGGTTTAGTAGTTTATTTAATACCTTGGATACTGTAGTTTTGGAGTATAGGTTAGCAATTGCTACTGCTTGTTTATTAGATGATACTATAGCATGAGCTATTTCTATTTGTTTGTAGTTACCGTCCCCAAAAATTTCATGTATTAGGTAGGTGTCTGGGCGTCTGTTAAAGGTACTGCGGAATTCCCAAGATACCTCCCCTAAGCCGTAAGCTTCTTCTACCTTAGCGTAGCTAGTACTTAGGTTTGCTTTATCAAAAGCCCATGATTGCTTCCAAGTTGTAGCTAGTGCTTTTAGTAACTTATAGTTTTTTCCAATCACCCATTGGAGTTTCTTTGTAGACAATGATGTACTACTACAAGTAGTGAAGTTCTTGAGGTTGTGGTTTTTGTACCTAGCTGTGTGTTTTTCTGTTGCTGTTATATAGACAATTCTAGTAGGTATCTTACTTACCAAGTCTGATATATTTCTCACAATGTGGTGCACATCTGATGGTTTAACTTCCACTATGAAGATAGTCCTTACACCTTCAGTATCAGAGTATACATCTTCTGGTGTTAGGTTTTTATTTGCACAACCTTCGTGAGTACTCCATGACTCTATTGAGGGAGTACCTCTAGGTTTGTTTGTACCACTAGTTGATCTGCTTACTTTAGGTTTAGCTACTAATGTTTTACTCAGCTCCTTGAAGGTTAAGAACTCTACCTCGTAAGGCAAGTAGTCCTTGGCTAATTGTTTGTATAGGTCTATATCTTCGCAGGAGTACAGTTCCAAGAACGTAGATGAATCACCACTTGTGTAAGCAAGTCTCCTGTTGTAGGTTATTAAGCTTTTTTGCTGGTTGGTTAGGCTTTCTGCTTCAACAAGTATAGTGACTTTATCCTCTGCGTTAAGTTTTAATCTAGTGTACCTCCTAATGATGCTGCTTTGGTCATTCGTGAATCGTTTAAGACTTCCTAAGCTATTTAGTCTGTGCATGTAACCAGCATTTAAACTAAGCACGAATACTTCTGGGATTTTGTTATTTTGATAACAACTAGCGTAGTACGTAGCATCAGAGAAAGCAATTAAGTAATCTCTTTTTGTTTTTGATAAGGCTTCAGGTGTTTCTACACACAAGCGGTGTAAGGTACTTTCTAGGTGTTTACTATGTAATTCTGTCTGTAAGGCAGCTATCTGATTGTAGCTTAAGCCGTTTTCTGACGGTGGTACATCCTTAACGTGCTTGTATATGATCTCGTGAACGTCTAACGAGCTGACACGGAAATCTTCCTCTAAAGAGCTTGTAACCTCGTCCACTAGACTTTGAATGTAGTCTTTGTTTTCCGTGGTTACGTCAATCCTCTCTCTTGATGGAGCTATTTTTACTTTACCAATCTCGGATGTTAGTAGTACCCTTACAGCGTTACCTAGTAAGTCTCTAAGCCTTGATGAGTTCATTGTCTTTGGAAACTTTAGTGAATTCATTATTTCGTCAGGTACTGCGTATTTTACAGGACCAACTAGTATGTACCCAAATATACTTCCTATTGTTCTAAACCCAAGTGATGTGTACGTGAAGTGGTTTGTTGAGAATAGCTTAGTTTTTGTTTTACTATTTAAAGTTACTTCACTGCACTCAGGTAGTGTATCCCAGTAGGTGAATAATTTCTCGGCTACAAGTGTTAGTTTACTTTGTTTATAGCTACAAGATACTGGGACGGTTACTGTAGTCCCATTAGGTTCGTCTGTAGGTACTTCAGAAGCTACAATTAGAGACTTAGGGATACCTTTGTCTAATGACATGATGATGTCTGTTCGTAGACCCTTGTGGATCGTTTTTACTGTGAATGATTCGGTGATAGCGTATGGAGATTTAGATCCGATACCGTAACCACCAATCTCGTTATTGTTGTCTCGTTTAGTTGATGCAAACATAGCGAAGTACACTTTGTTTACGGTAGATAGAGACATACCATCACCTTGGTCTGTAACTACTAAGTTGGGGTTTAGTGTTGTAGGTAACTTGATGTGGATAGGTACATTAGGGATACCAGCTACGATATGTGCATCAAGTGCGTTACAAGCTAGTTCTCTTAGTACAGCCTCTTCCTTACGTTCGTAGAGAGAACTGAATACAATCTCAAATGCACTAGCTGAATGTTGCATGGTTAGTTCGTTAGAAGCTAGTCCAGTGTTGTTTACTGCTTCTTGTCCAGTGGAAAGTTGCATTGGTAGTCCTTTAATTGTTTGGTTAGAATAGTGCTTTGTGTATTAGGTAAACTAGTAGTAGTACAGTAACTGCTGGGTCGTGTCCTGCCCAAGTGGTTATAGCGATACTGGCGTTTTTTGTTAATCCTATCACTATGGTTGTGTCTCTTGGCTACTAACTGATACCATAACTAGGTTTGTACAGTTAATAGGGTAGGGTTTAAGCAGTTCATCTACAAATCTATGTAGACCTACTGCATCTTCTGTTTGAGAGTTTACTTTGGCTATGACTAGGCTTAGTACGTTTAAGTAGCGAAATCTGGAGCTTAGATTGTTGGGACTAGCTCTCCCTGCTGAGATTTTACGTAAACCGAGTAAGTCTGTTTGGTCGTACTCTAGAGTTAAGACCACTCTAGTGTTCGGGTATTCCACCGTAATAGGTAGTGCTACAGTACTAGGCGTACTAGAGAACAATCTCATGTTTTCAAACTCTGTACGATCTACAGAGAACTTGTTAACGCCATCTAGGTAGAAGTCTGGGTGGGTTACGAACTGGAACTCTGTAGTTTCACAAGTAGTTACGAATGGGTTTAGTGTAGCTAGAAACATTTGTAATGGACTAGTTAGGATTTTCATTGTGTTACCTTTAGTTGTTTGGTGGCCTCATTCTGGTATCGAACCGAAAGCTTTCCTTTAGGGGAGGAATGTTTTACCCTTTAAACTACGAAGCCGTGATTAGTTAATTACTCTATCTGGAGTACTCAGGTGATAAGCTCTCTAGGTAGAGTAATCCAAAACCTTTATACTATACAACTGTTAAGTCGTACCAGTCATGCTAGGCTGGATTCTCTCAACTCATGCTGAGACGTAGTTTACAGGCCTATAAACCTGGAAGTACTGGTATAATCCATTAACTAGTTATAGCTAGTTAATGGTAGATTACTCTAGGAAGTGGAAGGAATCGAACCTTCAGTATTGAGTCTCTAACTTGCCTACAAGACTGCACCGCCCAATACCAGTTAAGGTACTACACGCTACAGCGTAGGAATCGAACCCACATTCACAAACACCAGTACTTCCATAAGTTGGTACGTTTTATAGTAGCGTACCCCTACTTGTTGATTGTATTAATTTGTATTTGTAAATACTAGATGTTAGTTATTTCTCCTTTAGTAGCCATTTATTGGAAATCACCTTAAACGAGGTGTCGTCTGTTGTAGACTTGAAGACTAGTCCTTCAGCCTTGCATGTATGTAGCGTACTAGTCGTGTCAGCAGTTAAGAGTAGTGATTCTACTGTTTCACCCTCTAAGGATAGTTCCTTGTGAATTATAGGTACATGTGTAAGTTGGTTCTTGTGACAATAACGTAGTCTCTCTTCTGGTAACATGTAGGTAGCTGTTGTGATGTTGTAGATGTCAAATACTAGGAACCTAGAGCCATCAATCTTGTACTGGTTACCATTGATACCGTAACCTATGATCTCTCCTTGTATAGCTAAATCTGGACCATCTAGAGGTAACTTATGTAGTAGCTTCTGTAATGTGTTAACGAAGGTGTTTTTATCATTACCGTCGAGTTTGAATTCCGTGTCTTTGGAACATATTCCCCACTCACCGTCTGTACTGTATATAGTGCAAGAAGTCCCATGTAGTTTTTCTGTAACTTCGAATAGTTTACCCTCTGGTAGTCTATGTAGGTTTTGGATTCTACTTTGTGTAGTTTTTGGGATGAATGAAGGGAAGTTACCTTTCTGTAAACCAGCTAGTTGAGCAGGGATAGTTGCTTCCCATAAGGTAATACCTAGAGAGTCTGTGACGTCTTCTCCAACAACTCTTAAGGTTGTAGGTAAGGTTAGACCTTGTGAGATTTGACCTTTTAACTTGATAGTTTTAAGTCTCTCACCTCTAATCTTGTTGTACTCTCTAGGTTCGTTACCTTTGGATAGGAATGGTGCTACTTCTGTTGGAATCCATGAGTCAATCTCGATGTAAGTACAGTAGTCACCTACCTCGAATTCACCTAAACGTGCTACAACCCACCAACCTTTTATCTTGTAAGCAGCAATTAAGTCTGCTCCCTCAATAGGTCTTACTTCTTCGATTTGTTGTGTAGTTGCTAACTGTCGCATAGTAGTGCCTCTAGTGTGTTGTTTGTTAGTACGTCCATACGTTCTTTTGACAGAGGTGTTGCATTAAGGTAGTAGGAGTAATTGCTAGTCTGGAACGGGTAGGTCTGTTTTGATGAGTACTTATGTATTAGTGTGGTTACTTTAGTGTCCGTATCCTCATCCCAAACCTCACAGAGTACTCCATCTGATGGGATATTTTCATACCACTTGGGGGGCAGTACTTCCTTTAAGTCTAGTAGGTCTTTTGGAGTCCAGCTACCTAGTGAGGCATAGGATGAGGGATTTTTAGTAGGGTTTAGTGATTGCTTGAAAGGGTAACAAGGAGCTGAGTCATCGTAGTAGAGAGTGTGTCCACCAAGTGTTAGGAATTTCCTATCTTCAAGGAGAGCAGTGAGTAGTTCCCTTTTGGTAGTTGGTAGTGGTTTAATTTCTGTATTGTTCATAGTGTTCTCCTGTAACTGAGAATACCCAGTCGTCAATGAATTCGAGGATGCTAGGTGCTCTGACGTCTAGTTGTGATAGCCCAGTACCCAAGCCAGCAGAAGGGAATACTACTGTGTGTGTAGTAGCTAGCTCCTCTAGGTACTTAAATTTGGCAGCTAGATGTGGCTTAATCTGGTGTTTGTCCTCCTCATTGAAGTATGAGGTTACTGTAGTGCTTGGGTACACCTTAGTTGGTAAACCGAAAGCGTTAGGTTCAAGTCTGATACAAGCTTGACCCCCTAAACCATAGCCACATAGGTTGTCACCAAAGACGTAGATGTTGTTTGGGTTTGCTTGCAGTAGCTTTGTTGTGTAGTGTTCTTCTGTTATTTTAAAGCCCATTAGTTAGTTCCTTGTTTAGGTTAGGGTTATAAACCTTTGATGACAATAGGTGCAGTAAAGCCTTTGTTAATGTTATCTAGCTTTCGTAGGATTTTATCGAGGTGTGGATCTACTAGAGCTAGTTTTTCTTCAATACCTTTCTCTACTAACATAGGTATTTTCCACTCCATAGAATCTACCATACGTGCGTTTTCTGCCATACTCTCTTTCATATAAGAAAGAGTTTCTACTATTTCAGTAGCTGATTTTGCTAACCTAGAAGGTACAGATTCTAGTGACTTAGATTTGTACTTGGATAGTGCAGTCTGGAATTCGTTGAATACCTTTTTTGTATCTCGGATTAGACTTATTAATACTACGGAGTCGTTACCTTCCTTGTTTAGGGTAACTCGAATGTTACCTAGGCTTTCGGATAAAGAGATAAAAGCTACGTTTCCTAACGCGAAGGTGACTACATTACTGGTGGTCTCTACGGTGAATGTGGATTGGATCATTGTACTGTCTCTCTTGATGATAGGTCTATTAAGGCATTAGCCGCTAGAGCCTTGGAGGTTTTAGCCATAGATTCAGATATAGCTGTGTGTGTAGTTTGCATGTTATCAATCATTTTCACTACTTCTCTGTTAACGTCCTCATGCAGTTTTACTCTGTTGTCGTAACCTTGAGTTAGACTCTTGATTTCCTTTTCTGAAGTTACTTGGGATGAGATCATTTTCATTACAGCAGTATGACTGTTTTGTTGCATTACTTTGTTGATGTCATCTGAAATTGCTACGATGTCTTGGATCTCATCATGGATGTTGTTAATCTGAGACACACCAGCGTCCATAACTAGTCTGTTGAGGAGTACTGCTCTGCTAGCTGGCATTGTTTGTTTGATACGTTTCAGAATACCTTCACCTACAGTTGTAAGTACTTGCAGTTCCTGGATAGTTCCTAGGTTACTTGCTAGGGTCATCTTAGTTTCGGAAGACACACTAGTTAGGTTGAATCGTTCCTTGCCAGTTAGCTCAGTAGCTAGTACTGTGTCTAGTTGAGCGTCTAGTGTACTTAGGTTGGCTACTAATGAGGTAGACTTGTCTACTAGGTTGTACCATTGGTTAATAGTGTTTGTTAGAGATACACCTCTAGCTTCGATGCCACTGTATAACTGATCTACAATCTCTGAGATAGAGGTATCGTTCATCTTGTCTCTTTGGATACTTCTAAGAGATTCTTCTGCATGTTGGCCGATTAGAGGTACTTTAGCTAGTCCTCTCATAGCTCTTTCTTTTATAGTGCTACGGTTAGCTAGCTGTTGTGACTTGATTACGAAGTCTTGTAGATCAGCCTTAGCTTGGCTAAATTCTGTCTCGGAGAATAGTACTGATTCTGAGATACCTGATGATACTTCGTTTAGTTCTGAGATGATGTTACTGTAGTTTTCTTGTGCTGTGGTTAGGGATATTAGTTTGCTGTCTGTGGTAGGTGACTCTGTTTGACTAGCAGTAGGTAGTGTCATGTTGATTCCTTGTATGGAGTTAAGACATAGATCTGTTATTTCTATTGGTTACGTCTGGTATGAAAGTATGCATATAAGACCTATAAGGTAGTGTTGTTTGCACATAGTACGCTTCTATAAAACAAACGTGGTCAGTACTCGCTACTGCACTTAGTACACCTAACGTATCCTCGATTGGATTCCAAAATGGTACGTATAGGTGCATGTACTTTGTGTGCTCTGAGTAAGCTAAAGCTTCTACCATATCCTCAGTAATTATGCGGTCTTTACTTTTGGATACTTCTGCCATTAGTCTTAAACAGGATAACTCAAATCGGTTGTAGTTGTTGGTTAGCGTATTACGTTCTATGTTCATAGACGTAGGTTGGTGTTCATTAATACCACTTTTTAAGTTAAATACTGCTTCAGATACCCTAGCTATACTTGGGTTAGTTCTGACAGTAGCTGGGAGAACTAATCTTCTTTGGTCTATAGGTTGAGGTATAGTTGTGATATTCTTGTACTTTTCTGCTATACCTACCTTGCCTCTGCGCCATAGCTTCTTTAGTAGGGAGTCTAGCTCACTGTCTGATAGCTCTTCTGTTGAGTGGTAGAATAGGTCAGATAGTAGGATTAGCTCTTGGTTTATCTGCATTACTAGTGCTCTAGATGCTGCACTTTTGTATCTCTTATCTATTATGTATAGTACTTTGTCTACTAGCGTGAAGTAGTTCTTTTGTAAAGCTATAGAGTTGCTTATATTCTTGTTTGTAAAAAACATGGTATACCTCTTAATTCGTAAATACACTATTGTGGAATGTACTTGCGAATGGGGATGACTAAGCGCAGTTAGTCACCCTGTGTTCATGGGTTTTTGGGCGAGGTTAGCTAGGTGACATCCTAACTGAACCTCGTTATTCGCCTGTCTCTCCTGTACGAAACTATTAGACCTTTTCGTATGAGACTAAATTTCTTAGTCAGTGGTTGAACTACCACTAAGCCTGATAAAGCCGTTACTAAGTCTTCTAGTCTTCCAAGAGAGATAAGCATGAGTAGTAGTGTATTAAACACTGTCATGTTAAGTCTCCTTGTTAGGTAAATCTTATTGTATGGTGCGCCAGACTGGACTTGAACCAGTAACTTCCCGTTTATGAGACGGATACTCTGACCAGTTGAGTTACTGGCGCGTGTGTGGTGTGCCTTAGAGGACTCGAACCTCTATAACAAGCTTAGGAGGCTAGTATGTTATCCGTTACATTAAAGGCACTAATTTGTTGTGTTATTCAGCCCACCAGTAGTCTAGTTTGTAGTTTGTATCTAAGTGTACAACCTCGTACTGAGTACTTAATGGGCTTTTGATGTTTTGCAACTCTGATGTGATAGCAGTAAACTCCTGTTCATTGTGGATTCTTGCATTTAACATCTTAGTGTTACTGTCTAGTCTATTGGTTGAATGCCTAAACCCTTCGTGTTCTTTACGGTAGCTACTGTCTACCTTTATGTGTAGTTCTAGGTATGCCCCAGGATTATCCTCTAGGTTGTGTATGTTTAGTTGGTCAACTACTTCCTCGATTTTTACTCTAATTACTTTGTAACCAGCACCCTCCAGTTCTAATGTGACTGCCTTACGTTCCCAGTAGCACTCTTTATAACACCTGTGGTATTTAGTGATCATCTTATCGGATTGGGTTTTAGTACCCTTCTGAAGGTCTATTGGTGTAGCCTTACCACCTATAAGCTTAGCTGCTTTTTGTAATTCTTCTACTGTTACATCTTGTAGGGTTAGATGGTAGTGGAATCTACTTTTACCATTGTATCTATCTATCTTGAGTTTAATAGCTCGTGTTATAGGATTATCCCCAATATAAGCTACTAGCTTCCTTGTTTCTTCTATGTATGTACGCACATAGTCAGGCTTACCGTGTTGTATGATAGAGCCTAGGTTGTGTAGTCTGTCTGCTGACTTGATTAGTTTGATTCTGTCATCACCATTAGAAGTATGGATTCCATCAGCTAATTTCCTAGTGACTCTGTTCTTTTGCTCAAGTTCAGGGATTTGTGATGATGGGTCTGTTAGCCCATCTACTAGGTAAGCTACGTCAATACCAAATAGCTCTACTATATCGTCAAGTGTGACACAAGTGTCTTCTATAGTGTCGTGTAGTAGTGCAGCTACCTGCATGTTAATGTCTACCTTACAGGTCTTCTTGTAGTCTTCAAGGATAGTTGCTACTGCTACTGGATGAGTAATGTACGGCTCACCTGTGTACTTTCTTACTTGGTGCAGGTGAGCTATGTTAGCGTAGGTGTAAGCTGTTGTTAGAGGGCAGTCTACTAGCGTACGGTTTTCTTTGTTCCAAAATAGTTGTGCCATTACGGTCTCCTTGGTTAGTTTACTTGCCATCCCTCCGTTTTAATAGGAATCCTCTGTCATCACTGAATAGGAGTGTTACCTTCTCGTCTGAAGGTTCTACGCTTACGACTAGAGGGAAGTTGTAGCTTGCATCTGATACTAGTTTACCATCAACCCATACTGATATAGGTGACCTTGATGTTACTGTTATGTCTAAAGTTGTTGGTGTAGTTACGTGGTTAATCTTACGATCAGTCTTGTCACCAGTCAAAGACCATAGGTTAGATGTTATGGGTAGTACAGCTCCACCATTGTTTTTGTTTATACCTGTAGACCCTTGGGCTGTAGATACGATGATACCTCCACCTTTAAGGTCACCTACTAAGTCTTCTTTGTTGTTTATAGAGAAGTTTGCCCAAGTAGACATATCACCACCTACCATAACTTCGTTGAATACTTGATAAGGTTTACCGTAGTCAATTGACACGGTCATCATATTGGTTTGTATAGTAGTAGCTAAATCTAATATGCTTTCTAGATATGGTAAGTCTTTGGTGTGTAAGTGGTTCATTAAGAAACCCACTGTTCCACCATTGATACCATAGATAGGTAGTTCTCTATAGCTAGGTTGTTGTGCTGTTCTTAAGAGTGTACCATCTCCACCTACACAAACTACTACTTCTGCTTCTGATAGAGGTACAGAGTTAGGACTGATGATGTCTGTTATAAATAGGGATGAGTCACTAGGCTCAGATGGAGGTACTACGTGGTACTTCACTGTGAGAATCCTTTACCAGTAACTAGACATAGTTCACTGTTGTTGAGTTTCTCTAGTAAAGTACTAATTGCTTCTTCTGAGAAATAGGCGGTAGTTAAGGTTTCCATGGAGTTGTTTTGTAGTTTTTCGTATTTTTGAAATTCGTGGTCAAAAAAGACGGAGTACTTTAGGAGGCTGGTGTTATCCCAATCTGGTTTCCATACAACACCGTTCTCATCACGATCATACATGTACTGGTATTGCTTAAGTCGTAAGTACTCCTGTAAACATTGGTTTAGTTCTTCTGCCTCATTGGTTTGCTGTCTCTTAAGTAGTACAAGTTTAGGGTGTATACTGTTTTTGGCGGAAAATACTACACCATTAGCTCTAGGAGAATGGAAGTAACCTGTACTACTAAAGGGATTCCAAGTACCTTCTGTAGTAGGGGATAAAACTATGTGTTTACCGTTGGCAAAGCCTTCCATTTGTTTAACTGTTACTGTTGCTGTAATTGTGACTGTATTACTCATACTGTTCATGCTACGCACCCCTTACCTGTCTTGAAACATACTGTCCCGCTATTTAACTTAGCTAGTAAGGTAGTGATTGCTTCCTCTGAAAAATATGGAGTACATTTGTGTTGTAAAGCTTGATTCCGAATGATTACATACTCACTGTATCTAACATCGTATACTACACAACATTTTAATTGATCTAAGTCATTCCAATCTGGTTTCCAAGTAGTACCGTCTCCTAAAAGGTCGTTTAAACTTTGGTACTGCTTCATTCTTAAAAATTCTAAGGTGTCCTTGCTCAGGACACCAGCCTCTATAGAAGTTTCTCTCATAATAGGTACAAACCTTGAAGTAATTGTTTCTCCGATGGTAAAGAAACTTTTTTCCTCTTTTAGGTCGTAGTAGTAGCCATCGTCTGTAACTGGATTCCAAGTTTTAGTAGGTAAGGTAATCTCCCCACTCCCCTCTAATTCCTCTAGTTGTTTCTTTAAAGCTTTCACCTGTGTTGCCGTAAGTTTTATACTTATACTACTCATGCTATACATCCTTTACCTGATCTGAAGTTAATAGTGCCGTTGTTAAGTTTTACTATTAGAGTATCTATTGCTTGTTTTGAGAAGAACACGGTGCTTGCGGTTTTTACAGTGTAACTGTTGTATCTGAGGTACTTTTGGTCCGTAGGACTAAACGCTAAGTAGTACTTGTCTTGGTCGTCATTACTCCAATCTGGTGTCCACACTGTACCGTCACTCAGCAGATCGTTGAGGTACTGGTACTGTTTGAGACGTGAGTACTCTTGCATGTCTCGACCTAGCTCAAGAGCTTCATGGTAAGTTCTTCTCACAAAAGGAATAAGTTGTTTTTGGGTTACTCTTCGTGGTGAGAAATTAGTTTGTTCTGCCACTAGATCGTAGAAGTAACCTTCATTCTCAATAGGATCCCAATTAGCTTTTGTAGGCTTAGGTGGAGTCAAGGTGATACTGTTACCTAGCTCGAATTCTTTCATTTGTTCTGTTGTTAGCGTAATTGTATTACTCATACTGGACATCCTTTACCGGTGTAGAAGTCGATCTCGCCTTTGTTGAGTTTCTCTAGTAAAGTAGCAGCTGCTTCTTCTGAGAAATAGACGGTAGTTGAGGTTTCCATGAAGTTGTTTTGTCGTGCTTCGTACTTTTGTAAGTCATGGGCAAAAAAGATATGACATTTTGGGAGTCTGATGTTATCCCAGTCTGGTTTCCATAAAACGTCGTTTTCATCACGGTCGTGGATGTACTGGTACTGGCTCAGCCTTGAATTTTCAAGGATGATTTTTTCTAGTTTTGTTGAATCCTCCCATGTTTTTCGTCTTAGGTTTTTGTTAAGTGTGACACTGTGGTTAAAAGTCCAATAGCCATCTGTTAAAGGACACCAAGGTTTCTTAGTTGGAGGTACTAAAGTGATAGACTTACCGTTAGTGAAGTCTTTCATTTGTTGTTTTGTTAGCTCGATTGTATTGTTCATAGGTACTCCTTTGCTTTTTAAGCAGTGTTTGTACTATTTCTTTATGGTCACTAAAGAAACGGCAGCAGTATTGTTCTAGTAGACTCTCGTGGACTAGACTGATTGTAGTTGCCTCACTAGTTCTACTTAGAGTTACGCTATCTAGGCTAGTAGTACCTTCTGGGTATTCTTCTGTTACGAAGCAATACTTGTCGTCTGGCAACTCTATTAAGTGAGCTGTAGTTTGGATGTTACGTTCTGATCTACCTTCTTGAGTAAAGTGTTTAGATCTAGTTGCGTATAGTCTTAAAGTTTCAATTGGAAGTGAACACTCTGTTTCCTCTATAAGCTCTCGTAAGCCTGCATCTAGGGAGTCTTTGTCTGATTCCTCTATGAAGCCACCTGGAAGTGCTAAAGATCCCTTGCCTGGGTGTGTACTGCGTTCTATGAACACTATGTCTGGTCCACACTTCAAGATGATGTCAGCAGTCTGGAATGGTCCTGTACCCCAGATGGAGTGGTAGTTTTTTAGTAGTTGCCACTCCTCTGCTAGTCTTTGACACTCATCTGTTGTGTAGAAGTGGTTTAGGTTCTCCACTACTGATTGGGGTAGGTAAGGGGAAGACAGCTCTGGTAACCTAGGTAGTGTATCTGCTCTAGCTAGCTTGCTGCGGTACATAGAAGCTCTTGAGTCAGAGGAATTGTAAACCTCGTGTGCTCTAGGTCGTTTTAGTCCTGTATCATGGAATTCCCATGAGGTGAACTTAGTTAGGTGATCACCTTTCCCGTCCTTGTCATGACCAATAATTATTGTATCTTCTAGGCTGATAAGATCTTCAATACTAGATACCCATCTGTCGTAGGAGTGTTGATCTGGTACGTGGTGGAACTTAAGTGTTAGGTTTGTATTGTTTATAGGTACTAAGTAGGTATCAGGTGATAACTTTTGGTACGTTGTGTTGATACCCACGGCCATTAGTGAACTACGGATCATAATCTTTCTTAGAACTGAACCAAATGGGTCTTTGTGTGTACGGTAGGCTAAGCTGCTCCCTAGTACTATGTGTAGAGTTCCCCCTTCACTTAGTAGGTGTAAGCCGTCAATGATAGTGTCAATGTGTCCTTTGTGAGGAATTGACATACGTCCTATAAATACCACGTTTCTTGACATGATCTAATCCTTATCGTAGTTGTACACTACTTTCATAATGTTAGTGGATTGGTCGTACTCTGGTGAGTCCATGTCCATAACTACTAGTTTGTTGTTAACCTTGCAGGTGACTACTCTACCCTTTAGAGACTTTTTAAATGGTTCTGCAATTGGTTCTTTGCTGATACCCTCCCACTTGTTGTTTACTAGAATAGCTGAAGCCTTGATTGCTGTCTTATGTGTGTCTCTTGATACAGATTGTATTAGGTCTCCACCTGATCCGAAAGCTAGGATATCCATAGAGGCTTGAAGGTTGTAAACCCAGTTATTAGCTAGGGCATCTATTACTTCTAATGTAGCTCCGTCTCCCCATAATACTGAGAAATGATCACTAGTCCAGTAACCCTTACTGTTTACGTGTAGACAACCGTTGTTTTTGAGAATGCGGAATACGTTAGTGACTTCTGTTACTGGATCACCTGAGTCTGGTCTTAGTACTAGTTTAGATCTAGACTCTTCTAAGGCTGCTCTGATAGGTGAATCTGGTGCTGTAATTAGGTTAACTAGTTTTTCTGTGTCGTATGTATCTACAACAGCTGCCATTAGGTGGTAGTCGAGACTGATGCAAGTGTTTACATGGTCTAGTACGAATTGGAATTCGTTTTCTTTACCTACAGAACAAGTTGTAGAGTGTTCAGTAGCTGGAATGGATAGGGATGGGAACTCTTTACTTTTGTAGTATAGGTCGTAGGCAATTACAGACTTGAAGTTGTCTGTACCAGAGAATACGTGTAGATGAGCCATACCTCCTAGTAGTGATTGTTCTTCTGTACATGAACCTCTTGCACCAAAGTTGTGGTAAGAGTATTTAATGTTAGCTTCAGGACATTGAGAACTCTTTCGAAAGTAGTGACTTAATTTTGTGTGTACTCTACCTGCTTTAGTGGCCACTGCTGAGGGATACCATACCTTCATAAGTAGGGTTTCTACGATACCTACACACCATAGCATGTCAGCTCCACCGTTGTTAGTTACGGTGAATAAAGGTAGCTTGCTAGGGTAGTAATTGTTTTCTGGTACAGCTGTGATTGTTACTGGCAGGTAACCGTCGTAGTCATAAAGCAGCTTTAGAAAACCTGAGTGATTGCAAGGTATTCCCTGGAAGTTGCACCATGTGTTAAGTAAAAAGAACATGTCAGTTGTAAACTTCTCACTTAGGTATGTCTTGATAATGTAGTCTAAGCCAGTGAAGTATACCTCCTCATCTTCTGTACGGTTAATGTAGTGAGAATAGATAGACTCACCACTAGGGTTGTACTGTAAGAAGTGTGAGAGTTTGTAGCTGTCTGTAGCAAAGATTGGATGGCTCAGTAAGTCTAGAGAATGTTGGTATTCCGTTGGTAGTGTAGGTACTAAATTCATGGTAGATGTCCTTAGCTATTGTATTAGTGAACAGCCAGTAACTACGCTTGCAACTGCTAGGACTATAGCTAAGAGTAGTAGTAGTTTTTCGATTAACGTTAGGTTTGTAGGGTATTCATTGTTGTCACTCATAGTATTGACTCCTATTGATTGGGTAACTTATTAGTCTGGAAGTGCCCAGGTTATTGTGTAAGTCCTGATGGCAAGATCTACATAGTGTCGTTAGATCAGGTAGTAGTTCTTTTGTAAATCTGATGTAGGTAATATGGTGAACTACTAAACTATATGGTGATGAACATATCTGGCATACAAAGTTATCTCTGGTTATTACCTTGCTTCTTAGAAGTTTCCACTCTTCAGACTCCATGTACTCTGCAACGTGGTCTGGAGATAGTTCATTAAGCTCCCTAGCTGTTTGTTTAACCCTAAAGGTTTTACTACTCCTAGGTTGGGTAGTTTCTTTTACTGGGGTAGTGGTAGTAGGTCTGGTAAGTAGGGATTGTAGTTTTAGGTTACGTGGTTTAGGTTTGACTGGAGTGTCTGGAGTCTCCTCTGTATGGTTTGACTCAACGTTTGCTATCAGTATACCTACAGCTACGAAAAACGCTATAGCTCCCACTAGTGGTAGGTAGATGAACGATACCACCATAAAAAGTACTGCTGCTATTGTACCTAGGTTAAGGTTCATTATAACTCCTTATAAATACCCCATGATTGAACCTAGAGGGGCGATGAAGATACCTACTATACGTAGGATACCCTCAATAGTTGTTACTGTTTCCATACCGAATAAGCTTATGATGTTCATAATCCAACCGGCAATTACAGCAAGAATTAAAAGGAAAACTGATGTAAATCCAATCAGGTAGGGGATGTCTTGTAGAAGTACATTGATAGGTTGTTTGTCCATTTTCGTATCCTCTTTGGTTTAGTTATTTGTACTTAATTGTGGGCTAAGTTGTCCAATGTAACGACTCCGTAGAGCAGCCACTACATAACGTATGGCTGGAATCCCTGTACCACTAGGTACTTTAAATACACCTACAGCTGATGCCATATCAGTTGTACTGCGATCCGATCTTTCCCACTCCCCGAGTATATTCCAAGAAATGTATTCTATTTCTCCGATAAAGGGTAAAAGACCTAGTGGCGCACTGTCAATAAGGTTTCTAAAACAGTGTGAATTTGGAAGATTTAATCTAAGGCGTAGATCACATAAGGATGCAAGAGTTGTTAGATGTAGGTTTTTTGTTTCACCGTACATGTACACATGATTTAACCATGTAGCTAACGTAACTACCTTCTTATTTGTTGGTACAGGTGTATACGAGAAGTTGTATGAGCTAAGCTTTGATAACTCTTCTTTAGGTACGGATAAGAAGTCGAAAAGTGGAGGTGGTGTGTTCTTTCCTTCTAGGTACTCCATTAACTCTAGCACCATCTTTGTTGTTAGATCATTTGTAATTCCTTCGTTATTGCGTACTTTTGATTCTTTACTTGTTGACATAAACTACTCCTTGATTCGTAAACGTCTAAGTGACTTTTTCCACTTGTTAGGGTTCTTGTGTTTCTTAGTGTCTAAGTGGGAGTAGTAAGTTAAACCCCTTTTGTTACACAACCACACGGAAGTACTAGTAGTAGGTTTAGTAGGGTATAAGTATACGTTACCAGTTTCGTCTGTAGCTTGGTATTCAATGCTTTCATCTACGTCTGGTAAGTAGCTAGAGTCTACGTCTAAGTACTGTACTCCGTCTTCGTCATACTCTTTAACCGGTTTGGTAGAGAATCCAAATGTAGTTTTTGGGTCAGTTTCTAATAGCTCTTGCCATTTATCATCAATACCTTTCCAGTAGGACTCACCTTTTATTGAATGATACCATGAAAAAGATTGTGTTAACCAGTGCCTACTTTTGTAACCTGCCAGACCCTTTCTACTAGGATTGTAGGAGAACTTGTTATTCTTACGTTTACACTGTTCCCAAAAGTACTCTGTGTCTACTCCTTCTGAGGCTAGCCAGTCTTTGAAGTTTACTGGTTCTGGTTCTGACGGTGAGGTGCAAGAAAGCAGTAGACTGTTCACAATTGATTGCCATGACTGACCATCTACCGATAAGTTTGCAATAGCTTCTTTCTTACCTGAAATACTAGTAACTACTTTTAGACAATTCTTCATAAGCTCTGTGTAGTTTTTTTCTGTAATAGCGTTGTTTAAGCGACTACGTGATATTTGAGAGATTAGTACTTTTAGTGTTTCTAGGCTTTTATCACCGACTGTCGATTTGGTACTCATAGTAGTATTCCTTGTTTAGTTTAATAGGGGATTTTAGTAGATCGTAGTCTGAGTTGTTGGTACTTAAGCTCCATAAAGCTCATACCACAACTAGCTGCGTCTCTTCTTAGGGTAGTCTCGGATGGTAGCTTTGCACTACTCTTCATTCTATATAGTTCGAATAGTGGAGAGTCTTTACCTAATAATAGGATAGTGTCTAGGTCTGTTGATTTTGTTGTTATGAACTCTGTAGGTTCATATGTATTACTAAATAGTACAACTATTGTTTTCATTTTATGTCCCTAGGTCTAGTTGTCGTTTACTTCATATATCGTCACAAGTGCAACGTAACTATCCACGTCATCTGGATCAGCTGAATTTGGTATGTGTATTGGAGTGTAACCATAGTCAGGTTTGTCAAAGTCCCAACTGTACTCCTGGTTTATGTATCTAGTGTCAAAACCCTCTGGTGAAGGTCTCCGACTGTTCTCACAGTGGTTACTCATTATCCCTTCTAGGATCTTTTCTTCTACTAACTTATTGTTTAAGTTTCCTTTGGTAATTACTTCTAACAGCTTGAAAGATGTAAACGCTTGTAGCTTTACTGCAAGTCTGGAGTACCTTAGTATAAAGTCAAGGTTACTAGATTCTGTTAGCTTATTAAAGTCTAAACTGAGGACTTCCTCATGTAGTTCCCTAGGTGTCATTTGTTCGAGACTTTTCATTGGACTACCTCAAATCCAGTACCGTAGCTGTAGGTTACTACACTCGTGTCATAGTGGTTAATGTTACTGGTGTTCCAAGAGTTAGTTATGTCACAGTAGTCTGCTGTGAGTTTTTCTTTAGTCACTGTGTTCATACTCAATTTCCTCTAATTTAATAACACTCCACCCCAAAAAAATGAGGTGGTTTTACACTGGCTACTTCCTTGCAAAAACCTATTCTAATCATTGTTTGGTGGGGTACAGGTGAGCCACATGAAGCCACACCTAAAACGGTATATCGTGATCACCCCACACTACGGATGTACCATCACCCCATACTAGAGATGTGCCATTACCTTTAACAAGTGCATTACCATCACCCCAGACAGCTGTACTACCGTTACCATCTACAGTTGCATTACCATTTCCATCAACAACTGCATCACCGTTGCCACTGACAGTTGCGTTGCCGTTGCCTACGACATGAGCATTACCATCGCCATCTACAGTTGCATTACCGTTACCTAGGACGTAAGCATCACCGTTACCCACGACAGTTGCGTTACCATTACCTTTAACAATTGCATTGCCGTTACCGTAAACATAAGCATTACCGTCGCCTTCAACAAAAGCATCACAGTTCCAGCTATAAACATCTTTACCGCACTTAACCGTGACAGCTTCCGTGGTTGACCCTGCTAGCATCATCTCTAACACTGACTTTGTAACAACACCGATCTTTATACTGTTTGTCTGCGTATCCATTTTATTTCTCACTTTTTAACTTTGCAATAAACGACCTGCCACAGTTGCATCACCGTTACCGTAACTTGTAGCATCACAGTTCCAGTTGTAAACATCTCCACCACAAGTAACAGTAAGTTCTTCATCTGGTGATTCTTCGATTAGTAATCTAAGTTCTTCCTCAGTTACTGCATTAAGTGTTGTTGCTACTATTCTCATATTATGTTCCCCTTCTTGGGTTTAGCCAGTAAAAGTAAAACCACACTGCTCGTTGTTAAAACCTAACTCACACTACTATTGAGAAGTACGTGTAGTAGACAAGGTAGCCTAGTGTTAGGTATATAGTTGTCATAATTGCTTTTACTATTAGGTTAGCTAAGTACTCGCTGTAATCGTTACCTAAAGCTCTAGCTCCAACAACTAGTATTGCTGTCTCTAGGTATAGGTAAGAGGTGCATACGACTAGTACTAGTAGGCTAGTCAGGTTACCGTCTAAGATGAATACTGCTGCTGTTCCTGTAAATATAGCTAGGATGTGTTGGGTTACTAAGATTGGGTTCATGGTAGTTCCTTTGATTGTGTTAATATCATTAATTAGTTTGTAGTTTGTACAATACTAGATAAATGCTTCTGGACTATACTACCTATCACAGCACTGTAGCTGTTATGATACTCGTGATCTTCACTTGTGTAACGCTTAGAGTCTTTGGTACACGTGTCCTCCCACTCGGCGAAGGTTTTAGCTATACAACCAACTTGTAGGTGGTTATCGAATACTACTATGTCGTACTCACCCATCCCAAAGATTCTCAGAGGTGTTTTAGTGATTGTCATTCCTACAGGTATACCAATACTGTCTACAACGACATTACCTTTAATGTTAATACAGTTGTCAGTGTCTGGAAACACCGTAGTACCAGTTATTCTTACGTTGTCTTGAAGGTTGTAAGTACCATATAGCGATGCGTCACCGTCGATAATTACGTTGTCTGTAACCTCTCCGAAACCCATTGCTTCAGCAGAACCTCTAACAGAAGAGCTGCCTGATATAATAGTTCTACCACCTACTGTGGCATGATCCGTAACGCACCCATTTCCTTCTACTCTACCTAAGTAGTATATTGAACCGTGACCCTCTACTCGCCCGAAACCTCTCACAGCACCATCACCCGAAACTGTTCCGTTTTCAGATATGTCTGCGTGTCCAGCTATGTCCCCACGCCCAGAGATAACCGCATTACCTTGTACTGTACAGAACTCAGATAACAGTGCGCTGTCTTTTACAACAGCTTGACCGTGGATACTCGCGCTATTGGTGACTCTGCTGGTGTCCATTGCTATACCGTCATTGTAAATCCAGCAGCTACCTCGCTGGGATAGGTTGGACTCATGTTGTACGTAACCACCTAGGTCTCCTGTACATACATTGGCAAAATCCTTTAAAGCCTCTATCTGGAACAACTTTCTACCTTTAAAGGTGCGGGTACTTGGTTTTACTAACTTGAACTTGTTACCTGTCATTTTAATTTCCTTTAGTTAATTAATCCTGTCCTTTCTTCTAATAAAAAATAAACAGTTTCTGTTCTTTCTTCTAACAAAAGGTAAAAAATAAGCAACCAAAAGCGTTAGCTTCTGATTGACTGTTAAGACCTTAGTAGTACCTCTCTTGTGCTACCTCCATCGCGAATCTAACCATCTCTGGGAATAGTTGATTGATGTGTTCCTCTTCTTGGCTAATGTGTTCTTCTTCTTGAGTTGTTAGCCTACTATTTTCTAGGTCTGATGTTACTGACACTCTAGTTGTATTGTGTTTAGTTCTTGTCATTATAGTCTCCTATTTGCTCATCGTATTTGTTGAGTTGGTAATCTACATCGTATCGGTGTAACTGTTCATGGCTAAAGTTTGCTTGGATAAGCGTAATAGCAAACTTGATTAGCTGTTTATTACTTGAGTACACCTCAGAGACACGTTCGTCTACTAGTGTACGTAGGTGCTCTTCGCCTTTTACGAGTAACTCGTACCTCGTTAATCCAGTTGATATTGTACTCATAGAGTTAGCGTAGGTATTCGCCATGTCTACTTTAATTTTGTTTCCTCTTCTGGTGGTCTCAGTTTTTAAGTCTATGTGCTTATATGTACCTGTTGTTGCTAGTACACTGGCTGCTTCACTTACTAACTGCTTGTTGGTTTTGATTTCATGTATGAACATTTGTTTGTACTTCCTCTATTTTAGTACAGTAAGTCTACACTTGAAATTACTAACTGGGACTATGTTTGATTGCAATCTATCCCAGTCTGCCTTAGCTCTACTGGTTATACCTATAGAGTTAAAGAAGTTAGCTAGTATGGACTTTCTGTTCTCATAGATGCTATCTATCTCTTCAGCAAACCAGGTTTTTACATCTACTGCTGCTGAAGGTGTTGTTACTACAGCATCATGGATGTCTATTGCAAAGTCATACTTGTCTACTGTCTTGCCTATTACGTTATTCATAACTTGTGAGTCTAGATTGTGTATAAGGCAAGTTACCCAAAATCTAGTGAATGAGTTAAGGTCAGCTTCCTTTCTTGTTTTAGTATGGTGGATACGTCTTATACGAGCAGAAGTGGTATCAAATATATCATAGGTAGTTGTGTAATCACCTACGTTTTTAAACCTGTTACACTTAACTGTGAAAGTTTCCTCAGCGATAGTAACATCCATAGACTCCTTAGTTACTACGTTACCTAGGATAAAGTTCTTAAACTGTATAGCTAGGCCTAATGCCCCGCTAGTCATTTCCCTATTGAAAGTAGCTAACATCTCAGACGTATAACTTAGTGAGCTATTTTTACACTCTGTATCCCATATGTCTTTGGTAGATCTTGATGAACCATAGATTTGTTGCATAGCGGATGCTTTGACTAGACTCTTCGGAACTCCCTCAATGTACCAAGGATCAACTAACTCCGTACCGTGCATGTTAGTCATAGTTAAGAGTCGTTCATCACCTAGAAGAGTACCAATGATGCCTAGTATAGACGCTGACATGTCTAACTCGATCGGTACAGTCCAAGTGAATGGTAGGCCACTCAGTTTTGCGATAGCGTAGTTGTCTAACTCATCGTATAGGCGTTCTAACCAGATATTCTCGTTGAGTTCTGATCTGTCCTCTTCTAATGATAGGTCTAGGTTATGTAGCTTACGCTCTATATGACACTGTAGACCGAAATCTACTTTACCTTGCTCTGTTCCAGACTTGTACCCATTTAGTTCTGCTATGAATAGGTATATCTCTCTTTTATCAGTATCTTTGGCTAAACGTTCCATAATAACTCCTCTTAGATTGGTATTGTTAGTAGTGCTCGAAAGTCCTTAAACCCTATTGGGTTACACACCTTGGACAGTCCTTCGTGTATTGCTCTGCCTCTTGAGTCGAGGTAGCTTTTACCTAATGTGTATATCTCAGGACTACCAACGATGTGTTTAACTACTCCCTCTGCTACTGCATCGTAGCTAGCCTCATCTGAGGTCATGTTAGGGTACTCTTTTCTACACTTAGACATACCTTTAGTTACATTAGCTACTATTGCTTCCTCGTACTTAGAGAGGTACGCTGTATCAAAGTAATACTGAGTGTTACTTGACTTAACGAAGCCTTCTCTTACTAAACCATTTTTAACTACTTTGCCGTTAACCTTAGCTAGATTAGGCTCAATGGCTTTATCGAATATAGGTAGATATTTGTTGAATTTCTTAGTAGCTCTAATGGTAACTAGTTCCTGTACTGAAACAAACTCTAGTAACTTAGACCCACACAGTATAGCGTCTGACCAGTTCCTAGCTGGTAATGCTTGTGTAACTATCCATCCTTTGTTAGTCAGTGACCGTAGTGCCCCATTGAACCTTGCGGTACATGGGAACTCCTCGATCCAGTATGTTAAGTTGATAGTTTTTTTGCCTTTGAGGTAGTTAGACCATAGAGCATTCCACATACGTTCTAGTGGTTCTAAAGTACTTTCCCCTAGTAGCTTTAGTAGTTCTTGCTGCATAGGTAATTCTAAGTTACCTTCTAGTAGGTTACTTCTTGTATCTAACATAGCCTGTACCTGTAGTTGTTTGGAGTACACTTTATTTATACTAAGGTGTACTGAGAACTTAGTTTGTTACTGACTAGGTAATTACGAATCTTGCATTAGAGTCTGTATTGATGAACTCTAGTTCTAGTCGTTTAGCTGTAGCAGTTGCTTTAGACTCCCGTGAAGCTACCACTGTGCTGTTTAGTTGGTTAAGGTTAAGGTTGATGTCTAATGTAGACTCGATCATAGTGAGGTATGCTTCTAAGCCGTTAACATCTAGTGGGTAACCAATACTGATTTCTCCAACTGTCTCACTAAAGTAATCTAGTGTTCCAGCCATAAGTAGAGTGTTTTCTACTAATGAAGACGTTAGGCCTAACTCGGTAAGCATCTTCTCTTTATGTATAGCAGCAGAGTACTGGATACCGTTAAGCATACCTAGTAGTACTTGCAAGTGAGAACCTAGGCCGTAGAAGTGGCCAACCCTAAACTCCCTATTGCCACCACCCTCTTTGTTAGGTAATGGGTTATTCTCCACTACTTCTTTGCATACAGTTAACATCGCTTCTAGTGCGTTACTAGTATCCTCGTGCAGCTCAATCTCCACTTGCTTCTCAATGCTCTCTACAGACAGCGTTCTTAGTTGTGCCTTAGCTTTGACTGTTGCTAAAGCATCCTCTCTTACTTTCTTAGCGTTGTTTTGAGCGATAGTTAGTTGTTCCATAATAGATAGTGTAGTCATTTTGTTCTCTCTTTAAATTAGTTGTTGTTGATTAAGGTTAGTTGGATCTACGTGGAGTTCTATTCTCCAGTTTGGCCATTAGTTCTTCGTGGGTGATTATTTCGTTCTCACCTTTGGACTTCTCAAACTCTTTATTAAGCTCGATCCTTTCTAGTACAGCTGATGTTGTAACTTCTTCAGCTATAGATTGAGTCTTAGTCTCAGCTACAGAACATAGCTCAGATATAGCTCTTCTAAACTTTACAAGTGCTACTACTATTGCGATTAATACTGCTAGTTCAATCATTTTGGATCTTCCTCTTTGTTACTTTGTTCAGCTAGTAATCCAGCTATGTGTAATCTAGTTTGCTCAGGTGTAAAAGTTCGTGGAAGTAGTACTACACTAAAACCTAGTTGCTCTGCTTCTCTATAAGAGCTGTAGTACCACTCACCGCTACTGTTGTAGCTGACGTGCTTAGGTCTGTGTGCATCGGCTAAGTGCTCCAGCTTCTGGGTTAACTCAGTTGTTACAGCTGTGGATGCTACAGTGTCTAGTTTTGTAGCTACTGAAAGTGAATCGTATTCTCCTAACATCCAGCTACCGTCAGCTAGTATGTGTAGTTTAACCATTTTGTTCTCCTTTTTTGTCATACTGTTTAAGATGGTTTGCTACAAACTCTAGTTCTTCCGTAGTCAGTTCATTTAATGTTGAAGTGTATTCTAACTTTTTAGCTATAGCTGCTTGCTCTGCTGCTTCTAAGATACTAGCGTCTCTAACTAATTCTTGAGCTGCTATCATGTTGTCAGAGAAGTTATGGAGTATAGTTTTAACTTTACTTAATAGTTTCATTTTAAAGCCTATTGTTGTGAGTTTAATTAACAGTTCCTAAAGTTGTATAATTCACGGATAGATATGCGTATTCTTCGTCAACTGTTGATTACCATCGGGACAAGTCCCTCAGCTAATAACAATCTCCTACAGAAGTACACATAACCACCCTTAGAATTCTAAACTTCAGTCCTGACCTTGCTTTTGTGATTGTTTGAGGAACTACTTTGCTATAGGCTGACTAGCTGAGGGTTAGTTTAAGTTCTCTAGAGTTAAGTACGGTAGCTAACTTGTCTGCACACTCTTTAGACATGTAGGTTGTTAGTTTTCCTGCCGTATACTGGTAATTATTAGACCAAGTGCGGTTTTCTGCCCTACTTGAGTTAAAGAGTACATAGTACTTCTTCTGTAACTCGTTATCCCAATCTGCTACCCATCTATTACCTTGCTCGTCTATGTCGTTGTGGTAGACGAAGTTCAGTAACGTCTGGTAATCATCAACTTGTTTCTTTAGGAGTAAGGCTTCATCGTAAGTCTCTCTACAGTCTATTGCCCTAACGTCATACATACCCTTAGTAGGTGTTCCTATCCTGTGTACCCCGTATCTATCGAAAACGAATACGGTACTACTCTTTACACTCCATTTAGGTTTCTGCAACTCTACGGTTACACTGTTAGAGTCTACTGGTGTGCCACCCAGTAAGGTCTGTAGTTCTTCTTTCGTCAGTTTTAATACTTGTTTCATTGTCATTCCTTGGTTACTTGAGTTTGTAGCATGTGTAGAATTTATGTAAGGTATTTCCAGTATCTATTAGGCACTTAGGATCTACCCAGTTAGGTGGTGTAGTTACTTTATCAGGGTTGTAGTACATAATTGCACCAGTACTGGTTAACTCATACTTGTTTACTCCTTCGTTGTTGTAGTTATAGGAGGACATAACACTAGCTACTAATGACTGTATAGCTACTAATGACTTGTAGTCTCCTAGGGTGGTTGGCTGAGGTGACATAGAGTTGTTAGGTACATTATTAAGGTAACTAAATTGGTAAGGTTTATTGATAGTTGAAACTACTGAATCAGCACCTAAATGACCTCTTGAGGTTCTATTGTAGGCAACCTCTAATATCAAGGTTTGTTCGTATGGACTGCAAGTGGTAGATCTACACTCATGGTATACGAGTTCAACTAGCTTATCATAGGTGGTACTGTTAGCTAGTAATAGTGCTTTGTTGTGTATCTGTATTCGTTCTAAGGCTAGGTCTAAGAGTACTGGCTCTTCATCTTCTACTATCTCTTGGAAGAACTCTGTTAGGGATGGTTTTGTGTAATGTTCTACTATCTTATATACCGCTGCGTATACCAGTATAAAAGCTACAAGTGCTACTACTACACATAATACAAATAGTACACTGTTGTTAAGTATTTTACTAAATTGTTCAGACTTCATTTTGTTACCTCTTGGGTTACTTGTTCGGTGGACTCTTTGTTATAGTCATAATAAGTATCTATAAGAAAAACTAATATAGCTAACGTTATAATTGCTACCCATATAAGATCATGCCATCCACCAATGTACTTAGGTAGTCTACTTATAGGTTTTACTATGGTTATTTTAAGTATGAACCATATTATGAGTACAGGGACTAGTAGAATGTCTTTAATTTGGTTTAATATTTTCATTAGGGTTTCCTAGAAGGTAAAGACTAAAGGTTAAGAGCAGGGTATCAGTGAGAATACAAACACAACTAAGAATACTAGAAAGGCTATTGCACAAAGTATTACTAGCTCACCTTTATATTCCCTAATAGCTTCTACAACACCCATGAGAAACTCAATAAGAAACTTAATTATGGGTTTAATTACGGGTTTAACTAAGAGTACTTCTAGAACAATCCAAATTGCTGTTGTTAGTACACTCAAGGTGTCTTTAATTTGATTAAGTGCTTTTATTAGTAACATTTAGTACTCCATTTGTAAGGTATTTATAGGTATTTTATAGGTATTTTATAGGTATTTTATAGGTATTTTATAGGTATTTTGTGTTTGTTTGGTGCAGTCAAGGTTTTGTTTGGATTTTGAGTAGGTTAATTTTCCTAGAGTAATAGAGTTGTTAAAAGGTTAATTATGGGATTCTAGTTAGAATCTAGTTGAAATTACTAGTAGTGGGAAAATTGGATGAATTCACCAAAATAGTGCGATTTATTTTGGATATTTTGGGAATTTAAACTGCCTGTTTATTGTGGTATTAATACAAAAAGGCTATTTCCTTAGAGACCTATATATGTATACTTTTATACCTATCCTGAATTAGTACCCAAGAGTAGCTCAAAAAGGTTACATGTAGCTTTTTGAAAAAGGTTACAAATAGCCTTTTCTAAATGAGAATGATTCCACAATTTTGCCAAAGATAAAGGTAACTAATTAAGGGGATTAAATTTAGTGGTAAATTCGGTACTTTTTTGTCTAAATTTATCACTCCAAATACCTCGTTGTGCCGCGCGGCAAAATGACCATTTAAGTGGGCTGGTGAGGTATATTCTCTAATTTACGGCAAAATACGGCAAAATTATGCTACAATATTCACCTGTTAAACACAGCTTAAATAGAGGAATATTATCTGATATTAGCTGCAATGTTAACCCCAACTAATTAAGGACACCAAAATGACAATCAGAACATACGAAATTCATCCATTTGCAAGCATAGTTAGAATGCCAGCTCCACAAGAACAAGAAACACTAAAGCTAAGTATTGAAAGATCAGGTGGTCTTGAAGTACCTATCGTTCTATGGAAAGGTAAGATCGTAGATGGCAGATGTAGACAAATGGCTTGTGTAGCTCTTAATATGGAGATACCTGAAAACCGTATTGATCACCTATCTGAGTCACTAACTCCAGATGAGGTCAAGGATAAGGTAAGAGCACTGAATACTAGAAGGAATCTAAGTGTGGAGTCTCAATTAGCTAGCTTCTATAAGGAACAAGTAGCTAGTGGTAAGTCTAATGCAGCAATGGTAGCTGACTATGGTTGCAGTGGTAGAGCTTTAACTAGACTACATAAGATAGTTAAACTAGAACCTAAGTACCTAGATTACTTCTTTGAAGAGAAGGTTATAGAAGTATATGATATGGAGAAAGAAGTTATGGTTAAGTCTAAGAAGGTGTATACGATACTATCAGTACTAGAAAGAAACCTTAAGTTTGTACCTAAAGAGTCTTCTGAAGTTGTGTATGCTAAAGACTACCTAGGTCAGCTTAGTAGCCTAGCAGGTGAAGAGTTGTTCTGTGATACCACTAGAGGTAAGTCAGTATCAATAGCTAATTACTTTGAGTTGTTAGTGGATAAGATAAATAACGATGAGTCTAGAGATCTACTGTTAAGTAATACTAAAGCTAGACTGGATAAGGCTATTAAGCAAGCTAGATGAGGAGTAACCCTCAGTAAACCTAACCTAACCTACCATTAGGAGAAAGCGAGACTAATTAAAGGAGAAGAGGGAGATGGAAGAAGCCAGACTTAGATACTGTCTTTAAGTGTGAGTGTAGGTGTGAGTGTAGATCCTAGTGTGAGTAAAAAATAAACCCTAACCACTAGGGCTAGAGTTATTAGTTTACTTAAACCAAGACTTGAGCTTGATTGAGGTTGTTACATAACAGTAACGGATGAAGTAGTAAGTTCTCATTACTCACCACCTTTAGCTAGTTCAGCTTCAGCTTTAGCTTTAACTGATTCAGCTTTAGCTAACTCGGTTTCAACCTTAGCTAGTTCAGCTTGCTTTGCCATTGCTTTACTGAACAACTCCTCACTTTTTAGCTTGTTCGGACTGGTAACCTGAATGGTTAGTACTTCAACCACAGCCAACGCTTCCTCTGTGGTTAATCCAACTAGGCCAAGTTCTGAAGCTGTATCGGTAGCTGAGTTAACAGCATACGCTAGAGCTGAAGATCTAACCCCCATAGTTCCCATCACTGCTGACTGGGAAACTGCTTCAACGATCTGAGCTGAAGAACCAATTGCTCCCCAAACCTTACCGAAAGTACCACGTTCTTTAACAACAGCCATGGCTATTTACTCCCTTTAGATGACTTGAGTTCTTTGACAAACTCAACTGTTGGCTTAGTACCAGAGTCAAACTCCTCTAAACTATAACCTCTAGGTGGGTTAACTTGCAATAGTAGCTCATCACCCAACTGGACTACGTTACCTTCCTTGATTAGTAACTCAAGGTGAGTGTCCAACATAGCTACAATAACTCCAGGTACAGAGTCACTACGAAAGAATGCAGAGATGAATCCTTTCTCGTTAGGCTCACCAAATCCACTGAAAGATAGTACGAATGGTTCAGACGGAGTGTCTAAACCTTTTAATACTGAACCACGAATACCTGTACCTGATTGAGTTCTGAATGTAACGCTAACGTACTTAGATAACTTAGACATGATATGTCCCTTTGTGCAATGCACTGTTGTCGAACCAAAGTTGGTTCATAGGGATCTTAATTGATCCTACCGTTTGGACAATAAGTGATCCAGTAGTAAGAGATGGGATGTAGGAGATACAACTAGCGAGGTAGGTTTTTGTAGCTGGATAAACTTGACTAGATAAAGTGGATAGGGGGGGTGTGTTGTAGGTTGTAAGTCCCAGAAGGTAGTATTGCATCGCTACAAATTTATATAATTTCCCTACATGAATTTTACCACTATATCCCTATATCCCTATACCCCAATAACACTAATAACTCTAATATCCCTAATAACTCCATACACCCCCATACAGACCACTATAGTAGAATCATCTATACAATGTACACTAGATCTCGTATAACCTCGTATAACCTCATGTACCACTGTATACCGCATATATAAACTAGACTCGAAACCTAGCTAGATTGCAAACTAGAGTCATACATATATACATAAGTAGTAGTGACCGATAGCTCCTGTAAACCTCACCACGGGGTTAACTCCTTTAAGTCTACTACTAGGGACTAAGTAGTTATTAGACTGGCTAGTGGTGTGCTAGTGAGAGGGTAGTTGTTGTATAGCTAAGTTACAAACTAAAGTTACTCCGCATATATAACTAGGTTTTAAATCTAGTTATAGACAGACCTACGGTTATATAATTTATTACACGTCTAGCTGGTCTACTGCGGTTCGTTAAAGCTACGGGGAAGACCCCTCCGCTTGTACCTCCCTTGTTCAACCACCCATCCGTAGAATAAATTCTAACCCTTAAGTTCTGTTACCTTGCTTGCGTTTGTTGATATAGGATCTACTTTCCTTTGGTCAGGTTGATACGGTTGGACTAGTAAGGCTGGATGGTTATTGATAACGGAACGCAGTGGAGTTATCACCCCAACTACCCTTTACTTAGCGAGCTGGTTGACTGTGGTTTGTTGGAGGTGGTTCTAGGAGGAAGAAGATTGCTGGCACGTAAGAGATTGGAGTGTAGCGTAGCGGAACGGAATGAATCTCGCTGACACAATCATCGACTGACGAAGAAGTAACCTCCATCACACCACAGGATGCCAGTGGAAGCGATGGAAAAAAACTAGAATTTTAAAAAAGAAGAGGTCTCCCATATTGGTTTTAATAGATCACACAAACTAGCTATAGGTGTAGGTCTAGCAGCTAAAATAATAACCTTGTAAATTGTGTGGTTTACATTGTATATATATGGATAAAAGAAGGGGTTGGTTTTGTTGTAGGTCTGGATAGAGATTTGGCTTTGGTTTATGTCAGAGTAAAGTCGTAGAATCTGATTCTTGAACTCTAGATTTTAGGTTATTTGAACTGGAAGTCGACTAGCTCGAATAGTGTTTACACCGATGTAATGTGAAAAACCTTAATGCTAGTAAACTAGGCAGTAGCTAGGGTATAGGTAAAAATGTAACAAATAAAAGTGAAATTAGTAGTTGATTCTAGTGTAATCTAGTGTAAGATAGTCACAAGTTTAGCAATAAAGCGAAACAGTTAACCAACAAGAAGAAGAACAATGAGTAAAACTAAGATATACGCAATAAACGACCTAGCTAACCTAGTACCTCTAGCTGGACCAGCAGAGCAAGAAGCCTTGACTAGGGACATAGAGAAGAATGGACAGAAGCAATCAGCTCTACTGTGGAAAGGTGAGATTATAGATGGCAGGTGTAGACAGAAGTCATGTATTGAACTAGGTAGAGAACTTAAGGTAACTAACCTAAAGAATCCAGATGGTAGTGAGCTTTCGTTAGAACAGGCTAAAGCTGAAGTTAAGAGTTACAACACTAGACGTAACCTTAAGACTACTCAGGTGGTTGCTGTGGCGTATAAGCATGGTTTAGGTCACGGTTATAGTAATGCAGTTGTAGCTAAGGACTGGGGATGTACTCCTAGACTACTAACTAGCTTCAAAGCACTAATGAAACTAGAGCCTGGTATGTTTGAAGCACTTCATGCAGGTAAGAACGCTACTATAATGGACTACCGTACTGGAGTTGTTGTAGCTACTAGTATGGTAAATAAGTTGTTGAAGATAGCTGTAAGTAACAGGAAGCTAAAGAAGGACACAAGCACGATAGACTACAGTAAGTGTATAGATGATGTGACGCTAAGGGCTGAGTTCATTAAGCTCATAGCTGGCTCTACAGGAAGTCCAGAGTTGTACGTGAAACTAGTAGAACTGTACAACTATAGGACTAGTATAGAGCTAGAAGGTATATTCTCCTAGTAAATGACAACCAATCGTAAACAAGTAGACGTATGACATAGCTTGTTTACAAACTAACACCACAGTAACCAGCAATAGATAGGAACAACAAAATGACAGTAACATACAAAGTACACCAGTTAGCTAATAACCAACCTAAACTAACAACGTCAGAATACGAAGCTCTTGTAAGGAGTATAGACGCAGTAGGTCAGCAACTACCAGTTAGGGTATGGAGAGGTGAGATAGTAGATGGTCGAGCTAGGCAAAGAGCTTGCATAGAGCTAGGTCTAGAGTTAAAAATAGAGGTACAACCAAGCAGTACACCACTAGAAGATGTAGCTATGGTTGTAGAGGCACTTAATGTAAGAAGGGATGTGTTACCAGAGCAACAACTAGTTATGGCGTATATTAAGCATAACAACTCAAGGTTATCCAGACCAGCCGTGTGTAAAGAGTTTGGTGTTAAGCTAAACTCCCTAAGAGCACTAGAGGAGTTGTTAGCTATAGTACCAGAGGTAGAGGACATGCTGTTCAATGGCAAGGAAGTAACTATCCAAGATGTAACTAAGGGTATTACAGTTACTACTCATAGGATAGGTACGTTACTTCGTATAGCTAAGAGTAACAATGAACTCAACGTGAACTCAGTAACTGCTCGCGATAGGAAGAGTAGCTAACCCTTACCAGCCTTGTAGTAAGCGTTGTTATTAGCGTTTACAGCACATAGTTGAGGGATAGATCTGGTAGTAGTTCTAACCAGGTCTGATGCTCTCTCTATAGTTACACTAAGACCTAGTTCAAGGAACATAACGATCTCAGGGCACTGTGCGATTAGTTTTACTAGTCTCTTCATAAGAGGTACATTAAGACCGGCTCTCTTTGCAAGTATGTGAGGTTCTATACCTTTAGACTTAGCTTTAGTGATAATAGCTAGGTACTGAGCCATCTGATCTTGATGACCTCCATACTTGTTAGGTGGTAGGTATTCGTTTGACCTAACTGCTATACTAACCCTAGGAGGGTTTTTTGGACCACCTGATAGTACTAACCAGTCAGTAGCTAAACAATCAGCACTTGGTATGGCGTAGTTCTTCAAGTAGTGACCAGAAGCGGATAGGAGTTCTAATCCACCGTTAGAGCCTAGACGTAGTTGCATACAGGTACTATGCCACTCAGATCTAGCTACCACATAGTTATCGTTTATAAACTTGAGTATAGAACTGAAAGGTAGATCTTTTTTAGTGACTGTCCTGTAGTTGATCCTGTTAATGGTCATAAGTGTCTCCAGTGGTAGGTAAGCGTTGTAGTTTGTTTACTTTAATAGTAGATGAGTAATCCTCAGCCCATAGCTTAGTTACTGTGACTATAGCTATAGTTGAGTCATTACCTATTATACCCGATTGCTCTAGTGCATCTTCTACACACTTAACTACGTTATCGCAATCTGGTGTAGTTATCTTGTATTGTCCTAGTAGGTCAGCTCTCTTCTTCTTGCTATAGGACTTGGGTATCTTGTATCCAACTACTAGCTCCAGCCTAAGTGGTACGTCATGGAATGAGGTTAATAGGTAATCACCTAGTGTTGAAGCAAAGAACTCTGATAGTACTTTCTTAAAACTGTTGTAAGGTTCAGCTGTATAGGCAATCCCTCTACCTAGTCTTGGACGGCTAGCTGGTACTATATCAAGAGGTAGGTTAAAGGTAAATGACCCATCGTCAGCTTCTACTGATGAGGACTTCTCTAGTAGATCTAGTATGTCCTCTGATATAAACTTCCTATAGAAGGTGTTAGCGTTCTTCGGTTTAGCTAAACGTTTGTGTTCTGTTATGTAACCCATAAAAAGGTTTCCTTGGTAGTTGATTAGGTGTCAGTATTATGCAATAATGCCCACTAATTAACAATAGGAGATTTAGATGTTGAAACTTAAAATATTATTTAAAGTAGTTGTTGAGTTCTTCGTAAACTTATACGGTAGCTGTTCCCAACCGAGAACCGAATCACAGATGGCATTAGATGCGATAATGTACCAGAAAGAAGCTGGTCTCACTAATAAGGAGACGTTAGAGGTGTCTAGCTTAGGTTATAACCTACTAAGGAATGCTAGGTACTTATGGAAGCATAGCCCAGTGGTTGCTAAAGAGTTACAAGCTAATGGTTCAACTACAATGGCTATGAATCCTAATAGTAAGGTTATTGAAATGGATGATGTACGAGTTGTAGTTAGGGCTGTAAAGAATGCAAACCAGTAGAGACGGACTAACTACCTCACAGAGAGCTGTAAATGCTTATGGTGATATGTGTAAGCTGGGAGTTAGTAAGCAATCAGCAGCTGACTCATGGGGATGCAGTCCGAGGCTAGTGGGTTACTGCGTTTACATAGCTATTAGGCAACCGCTAATGGTAGAGCAGTTAGCTGAAGGATGTAAGGTCACAGTAGACGGAGTATCTAGTAACAGGGTGTCAAGTGTAGCTAAACTACTAGGGTCAGGTTGAATTGGTTGGTAAGGTCATGTAATATACTAGACTCAATAAGCTGGTGGTATACATGAAAGTAATAAACAAAAATGATGGTGGTCGGACAGTAGAAGAGCTTGAAGAGCTGTATGGTACAGACGATATAGCAGAAGTAGCTGAACTACTAGATGACGGTATTGAAGATTAAATAATGAGGAAGTAACAGTATATGAAGATATTCAAATGTCACAAAGAAGTAAAAGCAAACCCTATGAATAGGCTTGACTACAATGAGTACAGGGGATGGGAGTTGCCAGAGGATGAAAATGGTGATGATGAAGGTTACCTAGTAGAGTACGTAGATGGCGGTAAGCCTAACGACTCAAGGCATGAAGGTTACATTTCATGGTCACCAAAGGAGCAGTTTGACAATGGTTACTCTGAAGTTACCAGTACAGTTGACCTTGTTGTACAAAAATTAAATGCAGAACTTAGCGACCTAGGGGTTTTAGAACTCGAACTAAAAAATTACCTAACTAATGGTAAGCCAGTGCACTTAAGTAACCGATCTTGGGAGTTGCTTAATTGGCAGTACACACACATGGTTGGTTACTATAAGGTACTTAACGCTAGGATTAAGGAGTTAACTAATCCAGTCTAAAATAGCTACAATAGGTCTCGTTAAAAGCGGGATACTTTATGTGTTGGAAGTAAACCTAGAAGGTAAGTCCCTTGTCAAGGTTGGTGTGACCTGTAGATCTAAAGTAGAGGACAGGGTTACTGAGATACTAGTGGGTATATGGAAGAAGTATAGAATATTCCCTCAATGTTATGTCAAGCGGTATAGGAAAGTAGATAACGTATACAGATTAGAAGCTACATTGCACAAGGAGCTTAAAGGGTTTAGTTACAAGACTGAGTTTAAGTTTGGAGGGTCTACTGAGTTCTTTGATGTAGACCTAGATGACGTAGTAACTAAGTATGATAGGTTGGTTAATGAAGACAAGACTAGAGGTAAGTGATGTAAGTGACCTATCCGTAGAAGAGCAAATAGCTGCTATAGAAATAGATATGGATCAACCTTACTGGATGTGTAGTATGAAGTACCTTAGAGGGTTAAGGACTCGTAGAAGTAAATTAATTAAGGAGTTAGCAGATGGAAGTAAGAGTGGGTAGTTACGTAAGTGGTATTGATAAGCGTAAGCAGAAATCAAGTACTGTTGGTACTAAGTTACATACAGCAAAGGAAGCGATTAACTACGATAAGTACCTAGTGCTACTTAAAAATCGTTGTGGGAATAGACATGCGTAAACCAGCAGATACCAGTTTTGTAACACAGGATGCTATAAAGGAAGCATTTGCATCTAAGGATGTAGTAGTTACGCCTGGAGCTGTTATGGCACTAAATGATTCTCTGGAAGATCCAGAATTCCAAGGTGTCAGTCTATTGTCCAGTGCAGTCTCACTTGAGTCTGTTATGCGTAAACAGAGAGGTGGTTGTAGTGTTGAGAAGTACCTCAACGCGTTAAAGTTCTGTGCGTATCTGTCTACTAACGGTGATATAGCTATAGAGGCGTATAAAAGGGTATTCAGGTATAGGGACTCTGTAATTGCTCATAGGGATGCTAAGTCTACTGAGGCTGGTTACCGTACATTAGCCAGTGCAGCTACAGTGTATAGAGCATCCCCATTAGTAACAGATATACTGATTATGGCAAGAGCACCAATAGATATTATGTACCTCGGTGCTAGGTATAAAGCTATAGGTGTACTATCAGACTTAACAATGTCTGCTAAACTAGATCGGGATAAGATAAACGCTGCTAAGGAGTTGTTAATAGCTACTAAAGGTGTTGAGGTACAGAAGATAGAGCTAGAGGTAGGTGTGGTTGAAAGTAGCGCAGTCAATCAGATGCAGGAGCAGTTAGCTAAGTTTGCTGCCCTCTCCGTGAAAGAGTTAGAAAGAGGCTCAACTGGACTTAAGGAGTTAGGTGCTATGAAAGTTGTTGAAGACGCTATAGAAGGTGAGGTTATAGGATGACTACAAGAGGTGAACTAGATATAGCTAAACGGTACATACCTACTAAAGAGGCTATAAAGTTTATTGCCTTTATAAGGGCTACAGGTAATGAAGAGAACACCTCACCAGAAGCACATTACAGGATAGCCGATGCTCTGTTCTCAGGTAGGGAAGAAGACCAGTATGTGCTAATAGAGTGTCTAAGGGGTATGGGTAAGTCTACCGTACTAGAGTACGCTGTTATCTACATAGCTGCTCTCGGGTACTGGCCAGGATTCGGTAAAGTGCCGTTTATGGTATTCCTAGGAGCTAACCAAGATGGTAACGTAAAAGCGTTCTTCAAGAACTTGGACTCTAAGGTTAAAAATAGTGTATTCCTTAGTAAGTTAATTACTATACCTAAGCAGATAGATAACGAGATAGAGTTTGTAAATGCAGACGGTGTTGAGATGATAGTAGCTGGTAGGGGTATGAACGTTAACTGGAGGGGGATAAGGAGTAAAAGTGGACATAGGCCTTCTGCAATACTGGCAGATGACGTACTAAGTAACGAGGTAATGACTTCAGCTACAGTACGAAACACAGTAGACACTAACTGGTTCAACTCAGCACTACCTGCACTAGTACCTAGACATAAAGTAATCTATGTAGGTACTCCACTATGTGAGGATGACTTGCTTCATAAGCTAAAGAACAGTGGTGAGTACTTCCTAGTTAGAATACCTCTATGTAGTAACTTCCCTTGTAGTGAGGAAGATTTTGACAGTGTATGGCCAGATAGGTTTGACTACAAGTATGCGTCTAAGCTATTCAGACAGTACAAGTCAGCTGGTAAGACTCAAAGCTTCTATACTGAGTTCATGCTGAATGTAACAGATCTAACCACGCTATTAGTTAGTAAGGAAGAGATTAACTGGTTTGATCCAACTGCACTTAAGAAGAACAGACATCTATACAACATATATATAGTAACTGACTTTGCAAACAGTACTAAAAAGAGTGCTGACTTCTCTACTATAGGGGTATTTGCTGTATCCAATAATGGTGATTGGTTACTCACAGATGGTCAGTGTAAGAGACAAGACATGCAGAGAAATCTAGAGGACTTGTTTGACTATGTTAAAGAGTGGAATCCCATAGCTGTAGGTATAGAGACATCAGGTCAACAAGGAGGGTTCATACCAGTACTTGAGGAAATGATGCTAACTAGGGGTACTTGGTTTAGTTTTGGTAGGAAACCTGGAAGTAAGGATAAAGGTATCAGACCAGCTAGGGATAAGGTAACTAGATTTGTTACTGGAGTTCAACCTAAGTTTAATCAGGG